GCATCCCGGTGAGAAGTGGACTGCTGAGAGCTGTGTCCATCGCCACTGATTCTACGTGCGTTCTAATGTATACTCTATTCAACAAAAACCTTAAAAAATACCCTTTTTGGCCTTTTTGGCTCCGCGGGGCAGAAAAAAAGTTGACGCCCGCGGATTCGGATACCCCCGAAACAGCAGGCAAAGTAGTAAGACATACAATGCCGACCATCGCACAGATCAAAGAAGCTATCAAAGCACTCGGAGGAGTTGCGCGCGGTACACCGAAGAAGGCTGAATGTCAGACAATGCTGGTAGCGTTGCCTGGCGGAGCAGCCAAGCTTGCAGAGCTCGACGCCGTCAAGCTGCAGACCGAGGATCTCGGCAAGATTACAGAGAAGGCGCTCTGCAACGCGCTGGGGATCCCATATAACGGAAAATATAAATATGGAGAGCCGTCCGCGGCGCTCCAGGCACGCTTGGCTACGGTGGCACCACTTCTGCCCGCTGATCTCGTCCACACCGCCGCTGCGGGAGCACGGTACGATTACACGTCCGCATCCGATCCATCGAAGCACGTTTCCGTCAAGACTACCAAGGGCGGGGGCAAAGTCGCGCCTCAGTGTATCGGACAGCCTCAGCCAGCCGCCTTCTGCGAACGCGTCGGAATCCCGTTTGTGTCTGTTCCCGCGCTCAAGAAGACCATCCAGGAGGATATCTCTTCCGTCATTCTGCCCGCAATGGCCGCGTTCACGTTCGACTGCCCAACGATCTATTACAATGAGCGCACAGGGCAGCTCCAGCTCATTACGCTCAAGACTCCAATTGACTGGGCCTCGTCTTCGCACACATACACCTGGACGTGCGGACACGAAGCCTGGGCCAACTCTGCTTCCGTCAAGATCAGCGTTGGCGGTGGAGAGCCAAAGGTGCTTGCTGAGTTCCAGTTCCACAGCTCCAGCCGCACAAATATGGCCAATCGCTGGTGCTTCGAGAACGTGCTGACCATCTTCCGTGACAACTTCGAGATCGTTGATGTCGCTTAAATCTTTTCTGAATAGACAAACAAAAACCCAAAAATACTTTTTTGGTTTGGTTTCATCGCAAAAGTTGAAGCCAGCGCATTCTGAACAGGGATCACGTGGTTTATGGAGCCTAAGACACGCACCGAAACCAAGAAGCAAGGAAAGAGAGATGGAGGTCCGTATTCCGCCAAACACGTTCGACGACTTGAGGCCCTTCTGGCTACAACGACGTGCGCAAAAAAGGTGCCCGCTACCGGTTCCAGCGGAACAGGTTCAGCTCCTTCTAAAGACGGAAAGAGCCACAAGAAACAATGAGCGCCGCACCTCTGTTGAGCTATCTGTCCGACTTTGTCAACCGGATCATCACTCCACCGGCATCGCCCACCAATGACAGTGGCGAAAAAGGGTTCGATGGTCGGCTGCCGCACGACTTCTGGCTGTCTTGCGTTGAAAAGGGCATCGCTGTGCCACCCACCGCAATAAAAGTGAAACCCTTGGTGTCTACCGGCTTCAAAGGCCAAGCACCAAGATGAATGCTTATTACTCTTATGATGCCCCGCTCCTATTCGATACGCCTGAACAAGTGTACGCCTTCGACAAGGCGTACGCTACCATAATGAAGGGGCCCAAGGTCGCTAAGACCACGGTCAAGGCCAAAAAAGCCAAAAAGACAAAGTGATCTACCATCGCGGACCACAGTGACTATTATGTCCGCCACCGCAGTATGTATTCTTACTAAATCCATCTTCTGTTAGACAACAAGAGACAGTATGATTCTCTTTTGCTTCTTTCGTTTTGACGCCGGTGGTCGGATCAATGTAGATACTGCAGAACTTCTTGCCGCATTCCCAACACCACGAACGTCCGCAACCGGCGTTAACGACAAAGGATTGACCTCCTGAGGGAAGCCCACAGGCGAAAATATAATTACACGCATCGTCCTTCAGACACCAGCGCTCACACCAGGGACACTGCTTGGGATCTTTCGGATCTTTTTCTCCAGACATCGGCTTATTTTGGCACCTTATAAAAGTTGACATGGTTCTACCGGCTCCCTGTGATTCTTTAGGGAAGGGAACTATAAGACAGTTCTCATCTACAACTATGGCTCACAATATTGCGCTCATTCGCCATTTTCTTTCGGAGGGTCGCTATGAAGATGCGTTTGCTCTGGCCGCTGAGCCAGGAATGTGTCTGCAGCAGGGGCATCGTCGGCGGAATGCGCTTGGAGAAGCGATCGCACGGAATGTGCCGTTCTGGGTCATTGAGCGTATTCTCAAGATATGCCCTGAAGCGGCGCAGAATGTGGATGCGGAGGGCTTCACACCGCTCCACCAGGCCATCAACTCCGGTCGAGAAGATCAGACAGAGCTGGTCAAGATGTTGCTGCCTGCCTTTCCTGGTGCGGCGGCCATTCCAATTCTTGGCGGATTTCTACCGATCTTCACGTCGGTCTTCTACTATCCTGATCTGGAGACATTCCATCTCCTCTATGACGCATATCCGGCCGGCATTGTGGAGAAAGATGAGCTCGGCCAGAGTCTTCTGCACCACGCAGTTCGAACATCCTTCGGCATCTCCAAGGCCATCCTTGAACTGCGACCGGATGCGATCAAGGATGTGGATAGAGCGGGATGGTTGCCGATTCACACGTTCTGCAAGAGCGGAAAGATCAATATGGCACGGGAGATCTTCTGGCTGCTCTACAATGCGTATCCCGAGGCCGTGCACGCGCCACTGGATGAGGTAGAGGATGGAACCATCGTCCATATGGCAGTCCAGAACTGGCTGCTTCCAGACGACATCGCGGATTTTCTAATTAAGGAGCTTCCAGAGGCGGCGGCGAAGTTGGCGGGTAGAGGGAAGGATGGTCTGCCGTTCCGGTGTATCTGAGCTGAAGAGAAGGGAGGGGTCTAATGTCTAATATCTAATGTAAAAGCATTTTGGCCTAAAAATTGACACGTATGGATCTCTGTCTCTACAGTTCAGAGACAAATGAGTCTCTATATCGTATACGAAACAAACACGCACGAAGCTCTAAAGATCTGGGGAACTGCATATCTCTCCTTTGAGAAGGCATTGGCGGCTGTCTCCGAGAAGATCGATGAGGTGAATGTGCCCCCTTGGACCAACGATGCGCCGCCAGGACAGATGGATGCGTACGATATAGCACAAGTGGCAGAGGGTATCCTGGTGGCGGATATTGAAGAAGGCAGAATTCAGTTCTTCATCAAGGCGCTGACGGTCTAACACATTCACCCCCCCCTTTGAAAAAAGTTGACCCATAATGTCTCTTTTTGGTGACAAGTACCGGCTCTGCTATCTAAAGACGATAACAGGCCAGAAGACCAGAGATGTGCGACGCTTACAAGACTGTGGGCACTAAGGGTTCGGATGTGTACGACAGCACCGGCTCTTCGCTTCTTGATCTGTCGATTCGGCTCGTGCGCGGAGCCGATTCCAAGGACATCCGCGATCGCGTTCGTGAGTTCTCTTCGGTTGATTCTGCCGGGTCCAGGGCGCGTCTGGTGGATGCCTTTGTTCTGGCGTTCCACACACGTAACGTGCGCGGCGGCAAGGGAGAGCGCGATCTCTTCCAGGAGCTGTTCGTGGAGTTGTACAAGTGTCATCCGATGGAGGGCACGCGTGTCCTGACGCTGATTCCCCAGTACGGCTGCTGGCGGGATATGTTTGAGCTCGCTACTCTGTCGTTGACGATGGACCCTCTGAAGACAGCTGAAGAGGAGAAGCTGGCACTTGTCCGGCTCCGCCACGACATTATGGGCATTGCCGCGAAGCAGCTCCGCGACGATGTGCGCATCGCCACCGGTGCGGATGAGGGTCAGCTTTCTCTCTGTGCCAAGTGGGCGCCACGGGAGGGGGATGTGCTGGCGAAGTATGTCGCACAGGCCTATGTGGATCGTGTCGGTGCGATCTACACGGTTGCCCGGTCGTATTCCCTGACAATGCGCTACTACCGGAAGACTCTCTCTCTCATCAACAAGAAGCTCGGAACGGTGGAGGTGCCGATGTGCGCCGGTGCATGGGCTTCCATAGAGCCTTCTGCAGTTCCGGGTCGGGCGGGTGCGCTCTACAAGCGGGCATTCCTCAATCTGCCGAGCACTTGGGTTCCCAACCCTGATGCTGGAGCCAAGCCCGTCGGCAAGTGTATCACTCCTGGATCGGATGGTGTTCGCCACGAAAGCGAAGATCGTGTGATCTGTGCTGCGGTCTTCAAGGCGCACTACGCCTCGGCCGCCAAGGGACAGGCAAAGGTCCACGGAGCTGACACGCTCTATCCGCACGAAGTCGTGAAGGATATGGCCAATCCAGAGATTATCCCCGCAGAGATAGATCATCTCCTGGCTGTCTGGCGCTCTATGGTCCAGAAGGCTAAGGAGTCCGGCGGTCTGGGTCGCTCCATCTTTATGTCCGATTTCAGCGGCTCTATGCAGTCGGCGCCGCCGACCGGCAGTGATACTCCCTATTGGGTCTCGATGGCCCTCGGCCTTCTTGGAGCAGAGGTCTGCGCAGATGAGTTCAAGGATCGCCTGATGACGTTTGACTCTAATCCGACGTGGCATACATTCCGCCCTGAGGATGATCTGCTTAAGCGAATCCGCAGCATCTGCCAAAGCCGCTGCGGTCAGGGAACCAGCACCGACTTCCAGAAGGCGATGGATCTCGTGTTGGCCACACTCAAGGAGAAGCGTATGCGTCCTGGCCAGGAGCCTGAGAATCTCATCGTCCTCACGGATATGGCGTTCGATCAGGCGTGCGGCTCTTCTGAGACCTCTCCGTACACCGGTCACGGATACCGTCACGTGGTCAAGACGGCTTCTTGGGAGACGCACATCGCGATGATCCAGGAGTCTTTCTGCCGTGCGGGTGAGGATATGTGGGGACCCGGTCAGGGTTTCAAGCCTCCTCGCATTGTCATCTGGAACCTCGCGGCTTCGCCGAAGGATATCCACGCCAAGGCAGATCAGCCAGGTGTCGCTATGCTCTCGGGATGGTCTCCGAGCCAGTTCAAGGTGCTCTGTGAGGCTGGACCGAAGCCGCTGACTCCTCTGGATATTCTGCGACTGGAGCTGGATGATCCACAGTACGACGCGGTTCGTGAGGCTCTGCGTGGTCCTCCTGAGTCTGCCACCGACTTCGATATGGCGCGCTGGTCTTCAGGAAGGCTGTGAAGCTAACAATACGTGTGACCTGTATGCCTGCCCCCAAAAACAAAAATTAATAAAAAGAAAGAGAACAAATCCATTTTTGGCGAACAAAACTTGATAACTGATCGCCTAAATGTTAGGCTCCAATAAGGACTTAAAGAAATGTCTCTTCAAACTATTGGCGGCGTAGAGTACCAGCTTTGTTACGATTTCATCTTGCGGCGTGGTCGACGGATCGTTGGCTATCTGGAAGATGGTGTCGCGCATCTCTGCTCGCAGGCGGAGGCGTTCGCCGCACAGGATCGTAAGATCCAACGGGACAAAGTAGCTAGAGAGCTTCGTGATGCACAGTTCTGGGCAGAGGTGGCGGCCTCTGAACGCGAATATAATCGCCTCCTTCTTCTGTGTCAGTACCACATGTATGGCCGTCCAGATGACCGTGTTCGTATTGAGGAACTTGCTGCAGAAGAGAAGCGGGAACTCTATCCGGATGAAGATGAGGCATTTGTTCGTTTCGAAACTCGGGCACAGACAATAGAGCGATGGGGCTCTGTTGCAGTTCGTAGAAGGAGGCTTGCGGTTCTCGCTTGGGCCGCCGCAAGAAACATAATCTATAAGTAGAATGAACCGGACTCGTAAAGTACGAAAGGCCCCTGCAGAATCGGCAACGTCTATGCCCGAAGGAACAATGCTTAAGGGATGGGTTATTAAAAAGGCCTCTAATGGAGTTCCGCGTTGGATGCCAGTTACTTCCGCATCTCTAAATGGATTCCAGCTGATGACCGTGGATTATGCGGCCAAACATATTGGAAAACCGATTACTCTTTATTGCCGTGAATATAAAGGAACGTGGCCAAAGAAAAATGCGTGGGACAAACCTGAGGATTCGACCTATGTTAAGTTGAAGTTTGTGCCCAATGGAGACGGTATCAAAGGTAAGACGCGGATCCCCGGTTGGCTCAAGTCGCGAACGCCGGCAATAAAGAAGGGAATGCGATTCGTTATTGATGGGCCGACGTATGAATGCCCCACGTCGAAATGCGATGAGTATTTGGCGGATGGATTACAAGTGGATTCGGCAGAAGGAAAAATCGCTTCTATTGATCTGATGGGCACAGAAGTTTATGTTAGGAGCTAACAAAAACCAGGTCAAAAAAAAAGGTGACGGGCCTGGCTGACAGGGTGGTGGGCTGTGTGGGGCGTAAATATGATTACTCTACTCTAGCTGACGGCGGGGCTTCTGTCTTATGAGGACAGTTGGACCCGCCATCCCAATATTTATTATTAATCGTCTTCGTCGCAAAGGCTCCTTACAGCGTTTACCCCATTATTCGGAATCGTTTAGTTCTTCGGAGCTAAACAAGGAGCCTGATTATCTGCTGCCTGTGGGAAAACCAAGCAAAGGCAGCATACAGCAACAATCCCTATTATAATTCTTCTGGATATGGCTGCCTGTGGGAAATCCAAGTAAAGGCAGCATACAGCAATCCAATCATAATCTTATTAGTCAAAGGCTCCTCACAGCAACCCCCGCAAATTGCTTAATTTGAAACTGTCGGCTGCGCAAGCGAAGACAAGGAGCCTGTCCCCACCACCATTTTTGGCCAAATCGTACGACGCGTTGGCCCGAAAAAGTTGACGCCCTTCTAACCTCATCGGCATACATCAGGGCTACTAGGAAAGACTACTAGCACTAAAGAATGATCCGCGTCGATACTCCCAATGGTCTCTACACCGCAGTGGCTTCTGAGAGCGGCGCAGTTCGCCAGATCCAGCGTCACGGTGAATACAAGGAGGCGCACTTTGAGTCAGAGGCCGCGTGGCGTGCCACCATCTGCGATATGTCTGTTCGGGATATCGATATCCTCTTCCCGCGGATCAGTCACGGCGATACCTGGGACGATGAGGCCGTCATCGATGCAACGAGCGCGCTCAACACACTTCTGACCGTCGATGAGGACCTCTTGCGCCGCTCTCACGGAATCAGCAAGAAGCTCTGGGGCGCAGCCAAGTCTGCCACAGTCACGTGGGCAAGCATCCCCACAATGGCGAACAAGGCGCACAAGATTCTGGATCGCTGTGAGGAGGTTCTGCGTGAGGTCTACACGAAGACTGTTCAATACGGTGTAGAATACATTGAGCAGAACAACGATAGCACGTGGATGCCGCTGGCCACGGAGCTCATCGCCTTCTCGCAGCAGCCGTGCTTTGCCCATTGTCTGGATGATCCCTCAGAGCGTATGATGATGCGCGTGACCGTGCGCCGCTGGATATCCTGGTCATCCGATGAGGTGTTTCTGACGACGTGCCGCGCATTCTTGGCTGCCTAAAAACCAAAAAATGATGAATGTCTTTAATGTGTTTGTTTCTTGCTTGTATTTCTGCTTATATTTTGGTCAATACTGTCCTAGTGGCCTGATCCACCCAGCTCACGCAGATGTTGTTCTGACCGTTGGCGAAGAGCGACTCCACATCGTAGCGCTTCAGCGTGACCCACTGGAGACCGTCCAGTGCCGGATACGGACGCGCCAGGCGCCAGGCATCCGCGAAACGCGACATGTCGTCACTGTAAGGCTCCTCCCCCTCTTCGTAGTATGTTACGCGCCACGGCATTGTTCCTTCTTTGCTTTGTTTCTTCAATCTGTCTTACGATAGAAGCACTGCGACCAATCTGCCCAGAGTAACACCTGTCAACTTTTTGTCGACAGGTTAAAAACCAAACCTAAAACCAGACCAGAGGGAAAGAGAAATGAGTGACGGTGCCATCTTAGAACTTGTCAGTCGCGGAAAGAAAGACGCCTATCAGAATCAAGATCCCGTACGCTCTTGGTTTGACTCCGCATATCAGCCACGGAGCCCCGCTACCATCGAATACCGCATCGTGCAGACTGACAATGCTCCCCGCTTCGGACAATGGTTCGATCTAACAATTCCCTCAGAAGGCGATATTCTGATGGGTGTCGATATTCGGACTACTCTGCCCACGTGGCTTCCACCTGAGATCGCACCCGCCTGCAATGTCACCGTTGAAAGCAAACCATATAGGGTCAACGGTGTAGATAAGCCTCCGTGCTTCACACAATACGGCTGGACAGATGGCGTCGCCAATTTCTTGATCAAGAAATGGGCTCTCTTTGTGGATACCGTTAAACTCGTGGAAGGTTACGGAGATTTCAATAATTCGTTTCCGGATACAAACACCACACAGTTCAAGGCGCCACTCCTCCATATATCTACAGGACGCAATGATGGATCACCCGCCGGGATCGCTGGTAACGCCGTCCTACCAGAACTTGTGTTTCGTGTACCGATTCCCGGATGTCAAGTACCAAGAGACTCCGGTATTCCGCTTTGCGCTTTCAAAGGACAACGGGTTTATCTCCGTTTCTGGTTGCGTGACAAGTGCGATCTAGTGGAATCCGGTTTGTTAGACTCATCAGGTGGATATCCGCTGTATGAACTGAATCCAGAACCCTGGGGGTTTCGCCGTATCAAAGTCAATGGTGTCTTACAATCCGAAGTTACCATCGCCGGTCGTCTTATGGGGCAACCGTCTATGTACGCACGTCTCTGTGTTCTCAATGTGGATAATGAACTTCGCCAGAGTTTGGCAATGGCCAAACACGAAATCCGCTTCCGTCAACAGCTCATTGATCGCTGGACCATCAATACAGTGAAAGCTGGTCCGTACAAACAACCGGTACAGATCGGCGGACTGTTTCAGACACTCTATCTGGCTCTCCAGTCACAGGTAAGACGGCAGCAAAACAAGTTGTCTAATTATCTTCCGACAACCGGTGATTGGCTAACAAATCTATCAATGATCGTCAATGGACAGGATCGTATTTACGACTGGACACCGGAGTCGCTCAAGACATTGGCAAACAACACACAGCTAGGGCGGGATGTGAATACATCACTATATTATCTCATTTTCGGTGTTAGTCCCGATGATGAGCCGGGGGGTACTATCAATCTCCGATCGTGTCAGAAAGCACTTCTTAATATGACGTTCGCGGCTCCCGTTGCTGATCCCATCGGTGGACCCAACACGACTGTTTACGGCTCTGTACTTGGACTGTCGTGGAATATTCTTGATATCGCTGGTGGACGGGCTTCGTTGAGGTTTCCTGACTAAACAAAATTGGAATAGAGTAGAATGTTGCCAACACCATCAAAAATAGTTCCAGTACCTGTTCGTGTAAAGTACCCGAATCGTTATTCGGGTGGTTATGATAGTTCCATTGTGACTGACAAAGTGAAACGACTGGCACAGACATCGACACGCACGGCGCCATTGAATGGAAACAGTGATCCTGGTATAATTGTGTACTATCCCCCACAGTTAAGATGAATCAGAATCCACCGCGGCGGCCACCGGTGGGGAGATGCGAATTAAACTCGTGCGCGTCTGCCGCTGCCTGCAACTCATACTCATCGGGTCCATCATAGTCCTCACCGAACTCGTCGTAGCAGTGCGTGACAACAGTGCTGCTCGGCTTTATCTTGATCGGCTGCGTGGTGATCTTGTTGATCGCCTGCACAGGCGCCGCGGGGGTAGAAGCGACCTTCTTGAAGTCCATCTTTATCCCAGCACCAGCACCAGCACCAGCAGAAGCAACAACTGTCACTTTGAGTGCCGGAAATGCCGTGGTCGACTTGATATCCAGCGCAGGTGCTACAGGTGCGACTTTCTTGCTCTGAGTGAATCGGTACGCCATCTCTTCTTGTGAAATGGTTGTCCTAATCATTGCTGGACAGGCCGGCGTAGCCCGTCAACTTTTTATACCTTCAGGCGCCCGCGACCGTGGCTTTTTTGTTGATCTACCGCGGACCATTCATCCGGAATATCGTCGGGAAAGAACTCCTCATAAAATTTCTCCAACACTTCGTCATTTGGAAAAGATACCGTTTCATCGGTTGTTGTTATCCCCGCAGCCTGCAGTGCCCCTTGCCAGAACTTACATCCTTCTGATAAGAGTCCCACCGGCTCACGAATATCCGCAATGTTCGTGTATTTTGTCAGTAGAGATCCACGCGTTGTCGCGGGAGTCAAGGCCGCATCCGGTATCGCGTAGATACGGGCTTTCCTGCGTCCTATCATACTGTTCCACAGAGTCCATTTGGCCTTATTCGCTTCGATATCAGGCTCTCCTTTGTAGCGTTTCCAAATCGCGGCTATCTGCGTTGTGAAAGAACCGGACCATTGTGGAATAGCCGGATCAATATGGGCCAGCGCGGTCCAGACTACGTGCGACGGTAGCGTCGTGGTCTTCAGAAACCAGGCAACCGCTATCATATTCTTGCGCGTACAGGCATCGTCGAGCCCGAACCATAATTCTCTGGCCTCTTCAACATCGGTTGTAGAGGTCAGTGATGATATAAAGATGGTCGCCAGATCCGGTCGACTATATGTTTGCTTCGTTGGCGGTCGCGCCCTATAAAGGAGGCTCCGCACAGCCGTAGCATACGCGAACTGCGTAACCCAGTCTGTTTCTGGAATAGAAAGGTTCAGCACAGCCCTTGCTAGCTCCTCTTCGTGACTAACAATGAGTTCCCAGAGCCAGAACAAGGCAGAGTCATCTTGCAGCGTTAGTGCAGAGATGACTTCGTCTATTTCATATAAGTGTCGTGTTAGAGGCATCGTGTTCTCTAACAGGTTGTCAGAGGGCCAGTGACGGGGGTCACGTTTATTAACCTATCCGCGCAAGTTGTCCGTCTGTTAATCCATCAGCTGACCAAGTACAGACATATGCTATTTTCGTTGTTACTCCTTCAAATGCTCTATTTTTTAGTAGCATAACTTGGCGAAACACCTGTACTAGATTGTTACTGTACGCTGGATCATACACGTGGATAAAGCGTCCCAGATCCTTTACCATATCACCTGGTAGATATAATACTGTTTGCTGATATGCTGAGGCAAAGTCAGTTGTTGTCATAACGGGGGCTGAAGCAATGCTCTGTGTTGTTACATACGTGTAACCAGAACAATCCGCTAAAACATACAAATTCTGGGATCTCACGTCTATCTGTGAGAATCTCCGTAAGACCGACGTCATTCTAGTACAGCCATAGGAAATTATTGATTCAGACCAGTTAATTCCTTCGATAAGGTCATACACAATCTTGTAAGACGTTCAACACCGTTGGTTTCCCAATATCGTTTACTGTACGGAAATCCGGCTATCGGTTTCCATCTACCGTCGGGATCCGATTTCAGTAGTCTATGCGTTGACGCTAGTCGATGTGTTAGTTCTAACACAGTCTGAGCGGAACATCTGGTGTGATCAAGTGTCAGTGGAATAAATCCAAGATCTACTCGGATAGAGTCAGATGGATACTCTACTCCATTCGGGCCGTAAACGCCTTTCGTTGTGTCGACTATTAGAACAGACGCATAATCGGGGCCGCTGCGGAAATCCGACGCAACATACAGTTGCCATTCGGATGGTGGTTTTCTGTAGGTGCGACCTGGGAGTTCGTACGCCGGATTACGTCGGCGCATCGCCGTGCGGACAGCAGATAATTCACCATCTGTAAGCTGGGTTCCGGCTACGAGTTTATTATGGAGTTGCGTAGCGGTCATACACGTCCGATTATGGAGACGAATTAGCTCTGGAAGATTCGAAGGATTGACTTCGTGGGGATTCCTACAATTGTTCTGAATCCATCCTGGACCGGCACCCAGAGGTGCTACCGCCACCATTCCTGGTGGAGTATGCGCAGGTGGTTCTGACATTAGTCGACGTTGATTCAGCGGTTGTCTGTATGTCTGCGGTTTGAAGATGCGGCGGCAGCGTCCCGTCGCCGGATTGCGTTGTTGATCAATTCGGCAAGGTTTTCGTGGCTTTGGCTGCCTGTAAGTCTTACGATGTTGGACCGGTATTAAATAATCCGCTATGACACCCTCATTCACCAAATTCTGGGCAATGCGGCTTGTTGTCCGAATACACCGCAGAGTGCGCGGATTCAAAATCTGGCCCGGCGGACACGACATCCCTCTATATACTCCGACATATTTTTGCTTCTGCAGTGAGAAGCCAAACTTGACCCATGGCGGCCGGCCCCGGTGACCGGCATCATGGCAGAAAATCGCAAGACAAAGTACATAATGAGTGTAACCGTAGAGACAGCTGAGACAGTCATAAACCCTATTGATGCTGTAGCAATGCGTGACGCGGCTATCGTAAAACGTAAGAAACGGGAGGCCGATGAACCACTGTTGACGCCGAATCCCAATCGCTTCGTCATCTTTCCCATACAACACGCAGATCTCTGGAAGATGTACAAGGATCACGTGTCTGTCTTCTGGCGTCCGGAGGAACTCGATCTCTCTAAGGATATGAAAGACTGGATCGGACTTAGCACGGGCGAACAGCACTTTATTAAACGCGTGCTCGGCTTCTTCGCCGGTTCCGACGGCATTATTATGGAGAATCTGGCACGGCGGTTTATGACGGAGATTCAGGTGCCGGAGGCTGCGTTCTTCTACGGTGTCCAGATGATGATGGAGTCGGTCCATTCGGAAACCTATTCGCTGCTTATCGACACGTATATCGAGGACCGCGCTGAGAAGACCGCGATTCTCCAGTCTATCCAGACCGTGCCGTGTATTCAGAAGAAGGCGGAGTGGGCTTTATCGTGGATCTCCAGTGAGGAGGCAGACTTTCCCACACGTCTAATGGCGTTCGCCGTTATTGAGGGTGTGTTCTTCAGTGGTGCGTTCTGTTCGATTTTCTGGCTCAAACAACGCGGGATTATGCCGGGTCTCACAGCGTCCAATGAATTCATTGCACGCGACGAGGGTCTTCACACGGATTTCGCCTGTTTGTTGTATTCTAAATGTAAGCACCGGCTGCCGAAGACAAAGGCTATTAAGCTGATGCGGGAGGCCGTCAAGGCTGAGAAGGAGTTTATCACAGAGGCACTGCCTTGCGCTCTCATCGGAATGTCCGCGCCGCGGATGGCGGAGTACATCGAATTCGTGGCGGATCGTCTGATGGTGGCGCTGGGCTACGCCAAAATCTGGAATACGGCGAATCCGTTCCCGTGGATGGAACGGATATCACTGGAGGGCAAGGATAACTTCTTTGAGAAGCGCGTCACGAACTACGCCTTGGCGGGCGTTGGTCAAGATGCGTCTAAGATGCTGTTTGGACTCACAGAAGAGTTCTAGAGCCCAGCGCGTAATCACTTACAACATCCAGCGTCATACACATGTGTTCCCGAAAGATCATACGTGTTTATCGGTAGACGGCCCCCCTGGAGCAACAAAAAAGTGGATGAATCCACGTTTTTGACTGATGTGATCGGATTCGCATTATAAAATGTAGCCACCGCTTTTTGTTTGAGACGCTGTGTGCGTCCTGTTTGACTCCGATCAAGTCGTGATGACATCCCTCTTCTCTAGGATTCTATTTTGTGGAAACATAGATCACTACGACGGTCGCGTTGTCGCCACCCGATCCCAGAAGAGTTCGTTGCTGATGCAGAGCTTCGGTCAGAACCACATTCGCAGCTGCTTCGGCGTTTCCTATGAGATCCGGTCGCCTGAGGATCGCACCGACCGCCGCGTACTGCATGATATCCCAGACACCGTCGGAGGCCATTACGTAGGCTCTGACCTGGTCAGGAGCAAGCGGTGGCGCCGTCAAGACCGATGGCTCAGCGTTTACACCGATCCGCTTGAAGTCTACATCGCCTAGCGCCCGCGTCATTGCTAGAGCCGCACCAGTGTCGCGATCCTCTATGTTCGACGCCCACTCATTCCGCACGGTGCTGTAATAATAGCCCGCGGGATTCTGACTGGGCTCACCGGTGCTGACATCCGGTACGAATATAGTTCGCGGAGTGTCCCAGTTGTGATACTTCGCATACTGGAATCGCGCCGTTGAACCGGCGGCTTGGTAGCGCCGGTACTCATCCACGCTTGTCGGACTATGATCGGCTGTAAGAGCGACGCCTTCACTTTCACTGCTACAGTCGTACCACCGCACATCAGAGTCGCCGACGTGACTGACCTCCGCCGCACCTGTTTCGCGATTCAGTCGCAAGACAGACGCTGTCGTACCGCCGCCGCCAGCTCCAACGGCGCAGACCGCCGCATCCGCCTCTGCGAAGGTTGCTTCAGGGCTTGACAGATAACCCCGCGCCGTCAGCGCACACGCGGTTCCGTGAAGGCCGTGTCCGTCAAAGACACCATACAGTCCATCTCCCACTAAGAACGTATCCTGGTTCTCCTTGTTCTTGGGACCGCCGATGTGCGTGATTCCGAATGCTGAGATGTTCATCTTGTCTCTTATCTTGTAGGATAGCTGTGTCTTTCACGAACTGATCCCTTGTAGAGCACTTTCAAGTGCTAGACACACGTCAACTTTTTTACCACGTCAAAGCAGAGATGAGTTGTAATAGCACGACTGTAAGTCCGAATATCACCTACGATGCTTCTGCTAATTTACCGGCAACGTGTGGTTCTGGTGTCTTACAGAATCCTAATGCGCAACTCACCGGCAAATTGCTATCGCGTCTTCGTGAAACCGCTCTTATATATTCGAGTGCGATTTCAAGTGGACAGGTTCGATTTTCGACGAACACTGAATATATGCAGTTCAAAAAAGGGCAGCTCTTAGCGGCAGGAACCAAGGGGGTACGTCCACAACAATCTATTCTTATTACATCGCTCGAACAATTCGGATGCTGTCAGAAAGCTAACACTGTAAATACGGGTGGACTATCTAAGTACACTCCGTATACGCAGCCGTAGTTGTTCGACCTTCGATTTATGCGTCTTCAAGACTTGCGGATACTCCGCAATCACACGCTCCAGAAGAATACGTCTATGTTCCATTAACATTTGGCACCAGGCATCGTAGTCTACAATGTTTGGTCTCTCAGGCATTTGTGGCTGAAGTAAGCTGGTCATAGCGCACCGTCACGTTTTGTGATAAGTATCTGTTCCCAGTTCGGTAGAAGCGTGATCTTGGGAGTGGCTTTCGGATCTGTCCAAACAACGGTGCCTATCTCTGTCGGTGATTTCAGATCATAGGTGTACGCCTTGGCAGTGTTTGGATCCACTAGGTAGACAATTCCCTGAATATCCAGCTTGTAATATGACATCTTTGGATGCTGACAGATGTGTTCGGGTACCGGTCACTTTTTGACCCTGTAAAAAGTTGAGTGTGTATTGGCGCTGTGACTCTATGTGTACGGATAAATGACACATTGTACTTTATGTAAGGATTCTCTTGGTCTAACACAAAGTCACGGTGATGAACTGTGCCCCGTTCGTGATTCGTGGTTCTGTGATCGTTGCGGCAATAAAGGACATCGCTCCAAAGACTGTGATGAAATCAACCACGTGGATCGTCCTTCCACATTTGAAGATCTGATTCGGCGTCTCGGAGGCGATGCTGAGCTGGAGAGATGGGGTCTCACAGATACGGTAACTCCTTTGCCGAAGCGTGAACTGACTTTGGAAGTGGCTGAAAGAGAAATTGCGTCGACGAACACGATTGATATTGTATATCGCGATGGGCGTATCCGTGAAGTAATGCGACAGTATAAGATTCCTACCGTCCATAAAATGGAAAAGAATCTTCTACTTCTGAGAGCGTGGGCGGTTCGCCACGGGAAAAAAGTGCGTCTAATTCAGGAGAAATGACGGACGAACAGATTATGAATTTGTTCGATGCCGATAATGTGTCGCCGAATCTTCAGCGAATCCGTGCCTCTGTTTCTGAGAAAGAACCGGTGTATTTTGCCGGTGGATACGCAGGATCATTGGCGGATCTGAAAGAACTTAATGAAGCGGAGCCAATCGGCAAACAGGTAGGTGGACGCCGATTGCGAAACCGAAGCCAAAGGATTAAGAGTCATCGTCGTCGCCGATCGTCTAAACAGCGCCGATCAACTTATCGTCGTCGATAGGCCAGAGCAACCGCGATGGCTCCAAAGATCGCAACAACCGTCCAGACATATCCTCTGTCAGTGAATTTTTCCACAATAGATCCAGGTGGGAGCGGAGGAACAGTCGCCGTAGGATCCGCATTATCAGTCGGTAATTCCGGTTTTATCGGTTTATAAGAACTGACACGTGTACTCTGATCTGCCGCAACTGTTGCAGAGGTCGACATTTACTTCTTCCTGCGTATTACGTCTAAAGAAATAATGGAATACCAACGTTAGAATGAGTCAGAAACTGGATATGGATAGCATAAAAGCCAAGCTCGCCCGTGAAAAGGCGGATCCCGAAGCCGCCGAAAAGATGGATTCTGAAATCCGTGCCAGTAAACGCTCTGTTGGTGCCCGGGCTCTTGTAGAGGCTATTAAAGCGGCTCAGAAACGGGGCCTGAGTCGCGAAGAGATTGAGAAGGAGCTGGCCCTCGAAAAAGAGAGCTATCCGAAACTGTTTGGGATGGTTCTCGACCCAAAACACTCGCCGGCAATGCTGTACGCCATGCTGGCCCAGCTTGAGGCCGTTGAATTGGGGGCGAAGTCAACACACGATGCGTCGGTGGTGGTCGGGACAATCCTGGTAAACTCATTCGTCCGACCGAAACTTGGAATGGACCCAGTGCCTCTTCCAGATTCAGCGAAGCCACCTGTTCGTCAGTGAGTCCTGCATAACGAGGATTAAGAGGTATCCTGTGCCGCGTACACCATGTACGACTGTTACGGATATTCTGGATAAGTAGTTCTTGGATGATATCCCGCGATGGAGATTTGATAAGATTCAATGTTAGCTGAATCTTATTGAACTGATGGAGCTCTACTTGCTCTTGGAACGCCTGGACACCCGTTATCCACGCTGCTGGAAATAACGGTGGATCCTTGAATAATTGTGTCCATCCCGATGGAGCCTCTGTTGCCGTCAGTGTTCTGAAGAACTGGATTATCCAGGCAGGAGTTCCACGGAATCCTGTGCCAATCCAGTAACGCTCTGAATTCGCAGGACGACTTGTATGCGGCTTCACGAGCGCCGTGCGCGCAAAACACGACGATAGAGCCCAGATAAATTCGAGTGTTGCGCGACTCTTCGTGTCAAACAATTTGAGAATCATCGTTCCTTTCGGCTGGAGTGATGTCAGTCCCGCCAGTGCCTCCGCAATCAGAAGACGCTGAACCGTGTTCTCCTGACCATTGAAGTCCGCACTGAAATCGAATCCACCATCAGCCGTGTAGAGCTGCGCTAATCCCTGTTGCTCCGCTGCCGCTGTAAACACATCCTGATTCAACAGATTGTACAGATTGCCCGTATTGTCGCCCCCGTATGTGATATGGACCATCGGATAACTATGTAAGAATGCTTGGGACTTGCGCCAACCGGGTACCGTACGTTCGGTAGATCGCAACGTCATCGCCACCATCGGAATTTTGGCACCCGCACGAACCTGTATGGCCTCTAAGAATCCGCCTGGTCCCTCTGCAGAATGTGCGGATGAATTCGCCGATAAATCTAGGAGATCCCAGAGCTCAATCATCTTGAAATAAGAACGGGATAGCGGCTGGATCGCCGCAATCGACCACGGCATCCGCCGCTGGAGTGACAGGAATATGTACTCGTAGGGATTCGTGATCTTCTTGGCATCGTCCCAGTAGCCCACTGGTGCTACACGGTCGATCTCGTTTTTGAGCGTTGTGAGTCGCTCGTGGAGTGGCGTGTGTAAGTAATGCGATTCCTGTAAAGGAACCGTACTTAGTCGTGGTTCTTGTACGGGACTCGTAGGTTGTTGCGGTACCGGTTCTAACCAGTGAACCGTGTTCTCCATACCTTGTATGCCGGGTAATGTTTAGCCCGTGTACGTCGCTAGACAAACAAAAATTAAGTTGTGGTTTTTGTGATTATTTGGTCTATTCGTCAACTAACTGGATCTCCAGCTCTGGCAGATCTGCCCCCGTGGAGAGCATCGGATCTGTCGGCGGCAACGCGGCCGGTATACGCAGATCCTCTTGACGACAGCCAGGTGCCTCCTTCTGATCAAGGAGCTGGTCGATCTCAGCCTGGACCAGCTGCGGGGCACGCTCCAGCGATTTCTTGGGAGCCGGCGCCGTCGTCGTAAAGTCTAGAAGCGCGGCCTCATCCAGCAGCACCTGCGTGAATGAGGTACCTCCGCGAATGGGCTGACCCGTCATAATGTTGGCCGAAACACCCGTGATCGGATCCATCTCACCAAACAGCGCGGCACGAAGCATAATGTCCTCTACCTGTTCGAAACTCGCCTTCGCCAGCGGACCCGATTTCTTCTTGTTGACACCGTAGCGGTCCGCCGACATCAGACGGCCACGGTTGCACATCGCATCACATAGAATGGCGACGTGTCGGTAATTCACCGGCGCGGCCTGCTCAAACAGACCGAAGATCTCACGGAACAAGATCTGGCGCGCGGCTTCAATACCCAGATTCTCGTAGATATCGTGGACGTGGTTGCTGATGAGTTTCGTACCGTCGACATCCGGATGTACGAGAACATCCAGAAAGTTCGTGCCGAACGTGTCCAGAACAAACTGCTCCACCGGCTCATAGCGATTGTCATTCGCCGGATTCTTCTCAAACGATTCATCCGTAACCTTGCGGAAACTTACAGAACGCAGACCCGGCATACCACGGATCAATGTCTGCGTCAACAGACGGTTCTGCGCCTGCTTCACGAGGGCCAGATCATCCAGAGGGGCCTTGCCCTCCGTCTTATTCAAGACAAGACGAATGCGGAAAACCATACGCGTGGCATTGTGATCCGTGTATGTTAGATCAATCGGCATCGCCTTGCGGAGAACGAAGGCAATATCCTCCATTGTGATGTTCTTGTTGAACATCTTCTCACGGTCGAGCTCCAGACGAATTATCCAGGGACTCTTATTCTCCTCCGCCGGTGCGGTCTCCTGCTCGAAAGAGCCGAAGAAACTCAACCATTCCTGATCGTCCGTCACAAGTGTGGAAGAATCACGGGGATCGTAGTAGATTCGACTGACCGTCACGAGATCCTTGAGCATCGTGAACTCCATCTCCTGCGCCAGACGGCGGGCCTCCTCCTTCGTCTTGCGGAGGTCCGGGCGAAGATAGATCGTGAGCGACGTGGCCTTCGGATTCTGCGTCACCTTGAGCAGCTCCTTCAGACGCGGCACACCTCGCGTCATACCAGACTTGGCCGCTACACCTGACAAGTGGAACGTGTTGAGCGTCATCTGCGTGGTCGGTTCACCCAGCGATTGCGCGGCGATAATGCCCGCCATCTCACCTGGCGCGACCCAGGATTTCATATGTTTGACCACTATCTGTTCCGCGAGCCAGTCGAAGGCCGACTGCGTGAAGCCGAGCGCGACGAGATCACGGGGATTCAAGTGATAACGGAGCAGAGCTCCCCAGAGCTTGTTGTCGGGGCGCGTGCGCTGTTGGATTGCGGCGATTGTGTCAAGAACGTGCGCACCAGCGACGGGTGTACCGTTTCCTACTGCCAATCCTAGTTGGACTACCGCATTCGCAATTAGCCGCGGCAGATGGACCGCCGACTGGACTGTCTTATCCGCACGACCGCTCCAGACATTTTGGACTAACATATCCCGATCGGTAAAGATAGCCGTGAGATGCGCTTGACTCTTGTCGGCCGCCACGTCCTCTACTGAGAACTTCGTGCGAATCTCTGTGTCTGACATCTTGGCGAGTCCGATGGGCTGATTTTCGATCTTGGTGGCGCTCGTGGCATCGTCGCCATACGCGAACTGGACAACCAGGCCACCCGCGTCACGAACAGATCCGTCGTGCCACGTCATCAAGTCCTCCATCGTCTTTACGAGCTGCCGCTGCATATATCCGGAATCGGCCGTCTTAACGGCCGTATCAATCAGACCCTCACGACCCGTCATCGCGTGGAAGAAGAACTCCGCCGGACTGAGACCCTTGACGAACGACGACTCAATGAAACCGCGGGCCTCTGCGCCGTCTTCGTAGCGCTTGAAGTGCGGAAGTGTGCGATCCTGGAAACCATAGGCAATGCGCTTGCCCTCAATGGCCTGTTGACCGAGGAGCGCAATCATCTGGGCGATGTTCGTATCCGCGCCCTTCGAACCACATTTCACCATATTTACCATCCGATTGTTCGTTGCCAGCGACTTCAGACCGGTCTTGCCCGCGTCGTCGCGGGCCTTATCGAGAATCTGGAACACCTTGCCTTCGAACTCGTCCTGATTTGTGCGTCCCGATGCATTGTCGAACAGACCCATGTGTACCTGGAGATGGAGCGCCTCAATCTGTTTCTTGAGCGTATTCATATTCGTGGCGATCGTGCCCAGCGTGCCCTCATCGGCAATAAGATCGCTCATTCCCACAGAAAAGCCGCTATTCTGGAGATAGACAGCGACCACCGACTGGAGAGAGTCAATAAAGTCCACCGTCATTTCGGGACTGAAGTCGTTATAGAGAATGTGAATGAGGGCTCGGTCGAAGATATCGCCATCTAGGATACCCTGTTTGATTGTTCCATTCTTGATGATGACGTAGTTGGGATCCTCCTTGCCCTTGGCCTCGTCCCAGACCTTGTTGCCCATCGCGATGTGGACCGCGGGCAGGAGCGCTGACACAACCTGTTGGCCCGACCAGAGCGGAACAGGTTCCGTCTTAGCCGGTGGTGGGATCTGGCCATCCCAGCGCTTGCTGTGTACCAGCAGATTCATATATTCACGGAGATTGAAGAACTCTGTGGGACGCGTCAGACGATTCACGCCGACTAGTGTGTCCTGTACAATGCTGACAAGCGGCTTGCTCAGACGCGGACTGATTAATTGTTTGGGAACCGCCGCGATCTCGCGGAGCTCCGTTGCAGCTTCCACCGACTGTGGAAGATGAAGATTCATCTCATCGCCATCGAACACGTCACGATTGTGACATAAACTTTAACTTTCGCTAAAGAGTAGACTTTACCTTAAACCCCTTCGCTAGGGATCGACCGCCGTCAAGTCGTTGCACCTTCCACTGTTACACCTAACAGTGGCTTGGCTCAGGATCGCCCATTTCTTGATCGCCGCCGCGCATCTCGAATCCTACTGGGTTGTTACTGTCCGTACGCTGTGTCAGCGTACTTACCCATTGCGGTCTTTCTCCGCGGGTCTTAGTACCAGTTGGTTTTAGGGGTTTCCCTGAATTTGACGGTCTTGCCAAGTGAGCCACAGCTGCTCACGAGACTAGATGGTTATATCGCTGATATCCGGATGAGGGACAGATACCATACGGTGGAACTTACACTGTTTTTCCCCTGAGATGTTTCCACAACCTCAAGAGCAGCCACCTGTTGCTGACTTCGCAGTTAATCAGCGTTATAGGGTTTCGTGACTGACACGTTCAGTCTGAATGTCGAATACGGCAGAACACGGACACGGTGACACATCATCGACATGCGGTGGAGCGACGGCTGACGATTGAAGAGCACCGCGTCGCCGTCCATCATATGCCGATTCACGATATCGCCTTCATAGATCTGAATCGTCTTCGTGTTGACGTGTTTGAGACTGATCATCCTTCCTGCCTCTGATCCAGTGGCCGCTCTCTGCACCGACTTGGCGCCAGGATACTTGTCTGGTCCGTTCTGGACAAGAGCATACAGACGATCTATGTTGTAGGGCGTAGCGCGTTCAGGAAAGGTGAGATTCATCGCGACCTTCAACGGAACACCGAGTTCCTCCACCGAGATGTTGGGATCCGGTGTAATGACCGACCGCGCCGAGAACTCCACGCGCTTGCCCTGAAGATTGTTGCGGATACGACCCTCTTTCGTGCCGAGACGCTGCTGGAGCGACTTCAGGGGGCGCCCTGAGCGTTGTGCCGACTGCGCCACGCCCGGAATATCGTTGTCGACGAGAGTCGCCACGTGATACTGGAGGAGCGTCGTCCACTCATCGATCGCCTTCTTCTTGGCACCCTTCGCGATCTTGTCGCTGAGAATACCGTTTGTCTTGATGATATCGATGAGCTTCTGTGTCAAGTCGTCTTCCGAACGCTGGTTGTTGTCTTGGAGAACGGAGGGACGCACCTGCGGTGGCGGAATAGCCATCACTGTACACATCATCCAATCGGGGCGGCACCACAAGCGACTGAAGCCCATAAAATCAACGTCCTCGTCACTGATGCGGCGGAGCAATCGGTAGACGTATTCCGGCTCCAGAAAACGACGGATTTTACCACCGCCGACGACTTCGCCTTCACCCGCGGCAGGAGACGCCGCCAGATCTTTCCACTCCGCAACGATGCGACAGATATCTTCGTCGTGATAGCGATGCGGCTGGCGCGCACCGCAACCGTCTTCGGTCTGTTCGCCGCACCGGGTGACCTCCTGACACGCAACCAACACCGCTTTCCACCGATTCTCACCCTTCGATCGGCGGAGACCCTTCGCTGCCTCCTTATTGATGAGAAGCTTGCCGCACTTGATACAGCAGCAGCGCAAGATCTTGAGGACCATTTTGTAGAATTGAATATAGTAAACGGGACGGGCCAGCTTGTAGTGGCCGAAATGTCCCGGACATTGATGATTGTTGAGACCGCAGGAGCGACAGAGCTTGCCGTTCTCTAGCACACCCATACGTGGATCCGCTAGGCCGCCGATTTTGCCCTCCTGGGTACTGTGTGTCGTGATTTCCACGACGGAACGTCGAGCAATCTCATCGGGGCTGAACACACCGAATTGGATGCCGACAATTGTTTCAGTCTCTGAACTATGAGAAAGATTCGGCATACCTGTTATTCTTGGATGTTTTTAGACCGTGGATTTAACCGGTCAAGTTTGGTTATTTGCATTGTATAGATGATTAAAGTGAAACATTAGACTGTATATGACGAAGTCCATCTTATTATCAAACACAGCAAACAGGGTTTGACGGGGCAGATTTTTAAATTTTGCTTATTATAGATGATACGTAAGTTCTTTAATAGAAATAGGCCAAAATCTATACATCCGATATTGCCGATCACACACACATCGCAAACTATATCATCAGATAATCCTGTACCAGAGCCAGAGCCAGAGACAGAGACAGAGACAGAGACAGAGCTTATTCGTAATGTATCTAGTCCGCGCCGTAGGGTACTACCAAATTTTTTAAATTTTGCTAGGGCAGCAGTACAAAGGCGTTCTAGAGGTAACGATGTGCCAAACTCCGATTCATTGCCAAAGCCCAACGTACTAATTTATATATTGTGCCATAATGAGGAAAGATTTACCAGTGCTTCTAATATCTTTAAATCATTTTATTGGGCTAAGCCTATTCTTATGAAATATCAGGATTGTACATTTGAGAATGCCTTCTGGAATCAGTTGCTCGAAATAAAAGAAGAATGGATTGGCTGTGAAATGGTTGGCGTTCTTTCGAGTATCGCTTATACAAAAATAAATCTATTAATGGTTGATCATATGGTTCGCAATAGATCATTATGGGATAATGGATACTGCGATTTTAATAGTTATAATAGTCCGTTGGCTAATAATCATCCATATATACTAACAATAATGACGGATATATGTAAGTCGATTGGAGTGAGTATACCAGCTAAATCATCATTCTCAAACTACTGGATGTGTTTACCGTATTTAATGGTCACGTTTATAGATTGGTTTAATAAAACACTCAAACCGACTGTAATGGCACATCCTTTAATAATGTCAGATTCACAGTATATCGCCGGAAATTTGACAACAAATGATCTCAATAAACTATGTGGAGTCCCATATTATCCGTATGTGCCATTTGTGATAGAACGACTAAATAGGGTATTTTTTGATACAAATACAATAAGTTATTCATCACAAGTGTATATTATAGGTGGTGTTGATGGAGGTGGATCTCTTAAATTTATAAACGAGTTTATTCAAAAATTCCCTAATACAAAACGTATTATAAATAAAATCGATATACTAAATAGATTATATAATATAAACGATATTTTTATTGTACAGCATTTATTTAGAGATATAACTCCAGCAATGATTACGTCGATATATAATAAATATAAACTACGTATTATAATTAATATTCACGATTTTATTTGGTTCGGACAGAGCTCTCCACATAGTGGGTATTTAGCACCAAATATCTGTATTGCGCCTGATGTTAAAGAAATGTTCAGTAATGCGGAACTTATTATACATCCTTCGCAATTTACATTTAATGAATACGCCAAATATGTACCTTCTAATAATTTTATAATATCTCCCCACATTGATTTCGGTGTATTAGATTCTCCTCTTTCTATCCCTCCTGTATCTGATACAATAAATATTGGGTGTATGCATGAATTTTCGGAATGTAAGGGTGGGGAATATATACTCTATTTACAAAATAAGTTTAATATATATAAAATGAAAACAATTAAAATATTAGTCGTTGGTAAGAATATCCCTATATATAAAGAAAACGAATTTTTTGAAGTTATTAAGAAACATAACATTCATTGTTTGTTATTACTCAATAAATGGGGTGAAACATACTGTTATTCATTGTCCAAATATCTAAAATCAGGTCTACCTATATTATATAATGCACTAGGAGCTGTTGTTGAACGAATGCCAAATAGATCGTACTATAAAAGTGTGTTCGATACAGTTGTACCATTTGATGCTAACAATAAGATGGTTTTAGATACAAAATTTGCGGAAATGCTGGATTTTATAATAGAAAACAGCACAACAATCAGTGCAGTACCTATAATAACTGATATAACGTTGCGCATACCTCCTTTATACGACCATATATTTAATCCAAGTATACATAAGAATATTGTGGAATTAATACATCAGAAAATTAAACCGTTCTGTATATATTTCCCACAGTTTCATAGAATAGAAGAGAATGATTACAACTATTATCCTGGAATGACAGATATGACAAATCTAATAGCTTATTTGAACGACAAAGGAGAATATTCAATTGACTATCCTGATATAAATGCCTTAGGCATATCTGGATTAGATCAATACATTTTAACAAATAAAACCATTGTCACCAAACAAATAGATATAGCAAAGAACTATGGGATATATGGTTTTAGTGTCTATTATTATTGGTTTTCACAAAATAGTATAACAAATAGGCACACTATTATGGAAAAATGCTACGATAATTTTTTTGGAGAAGCCTTAGAAGACTTTAAAGTATATTTTAACTGGGCGAATGAAGACTGGACAAAAAATCCGGCTTTTACTTCAAAGTCATCTGTAAACATATCAAATTCTTATACAAAAGATATGATTCTCGCGAACTTTAATAATTTAAAACGATATTTCTTACATCCAAATTACTATAAAATAGACAATTCTCCTGTTTTTGGTATTCATCATCCTTTTTTTATGTTAGATTCTGAATTACAGTTGGTTGAAACAATATTTACAGAAGAGTGTAAAGCGCTGGGGTTCACCGGCATTCACATTATTAAGAACTCAATGGCTAAACAATATGATAAATCATTCTTGATGGCCCCTAACTATAAGATACCACACGCATCAAATGATTTCATTACATATGCTCCTAAAGATTGTAAGATCGATACTATACATACTTCTTTCTTTTCTTTTGATAATACAGTCCGTATGTATAAACCTAATAAACCGAATGTTACTATAATAACGAATACATCATCCTCTCTTCAATTACAATATCTGAAGGATATAATCGAATCTTACAAAAGTAGTCAGAGAATAGAACTCAACAAAATATTATTAATAAATTCGTGGAATGAATGGGGTGAAGATATGGCTATCGAACCATCTTATAAAAAAGGATTTTTTTACTTGGATGTCATAAAACGATGTCTTATGGCTATATTAACATAGTGTATAGTAAGTGATGAAAATAGATCCGGATAAGGTGGAGTATATCTTTATACTATCTTCAACTATTGTTGTTAGCAATGCGCCACTATCTTATACAAATTCCAGATCAATATTTACAGCCCAACAACGATTCGATCAAACAGTTGAAAATATTGAAATTCTGCGTGCTAAAATACCGAATATCGCCATTATTTTAGTCGATCCTAGCCCTGTTCCACCCGAATTCAAAACTGTTTTAATAGTATCGGTTGATATATACATTGATTGCGAAGATCATCCTGATGTACGCGAAGACACTGTTTCAGGCTTGAATAAAGGAGTCGCTGAATGTAAGCAGCTTCTTGTAGCTCTTAATTATATCGACTGTTATCCGAATGCTAAGAATATTTTCAAACTCACAGGGCGATATACACTCAACTCTTCATTTGATATTGCGAATTTCGAATCTGACCATATACAGTTTAAACTTATCCCTCCTGATTCTGTATTTTATGAACCTGTACCGGCGTGCTATACGTTTTTCTATAAGATACCAATACTATATGTAGAAGATTTTCGCAAAGCATTAATCAATACAACTGCTATATGCAGTAATACATCAGTGTCGATTGAGACAGTCTTACCATTTCAATTTAACCCTAAAATAGTTACATATGATGCGTGTGTTGGGATCTCTGGGTGTATTGGCCCATCCAGCGTTTACTTTGAAATAATCAATTAGTGTCGGAAAATATATATGGAGAAAACACTCATTGGGAAAGAAGGGTGGCTTTTTCTTAAAAATGATGCTTGTAAAGAACTAGACGTTCATTGTAATAATGTCTGTAAAGTAAACGCCGACTATGTTCTATCTGTGTATAGAAAACATATGAATAAACTATTGTTGACCATTATACCGAATAAATCCTATGTTTATTCAATGTATCTCCCAAATGAATACAATGCTAAATATAGACCGGCATTTGATATTTATAAAAGTAAGTTGGGTCCCCGATTATTGGATAGCTACGATATATTAAAGGATTCACCCGATACATATTATAAAACAGACACGCATATTAATTTTAAAGGGGGGTATACTGTCTATAAAGAATGGGTCTTATATACTAATAATCTTTTTTCACTGAATATTCCTGTGAAAGAAGTTAATGTAGATTATACAGAAGTACCTGCGTTATCGAACCTTAATCTTGGAATTGGAGATCTAACTTGGGAAATTAATAAGGGAAATCAAATAATAGATGATACGACAGACCGTTATTTTTTTTCTGATTCGGTCAGAAGTATCTACATGACACATAAGATAACAATGGATAGCGACATACGCATTATGGATGATACCCTTTGTGATATAACTAGCAAATATAATGAAACAACTATTGTATGGGATATCGTATCAAAGCATATCTTTCATAAGATAAATCCAGAAGGTATTAATAAACGTGTTTTAATCTTTTATGACAGTTTTCTTTTATCGACATTATCACTTTATTTGGATATTTTTAAAGAGACTTATATGGCAAAACGTATATATGATCCGGAACTCATTGAACGTATAAACCCGGATTTAATATTCGAATTCAAAGTTGAACGATTTTTATTGTAGATTGAGACATACTAATTTATCTCATATTTTATACTACAAATGTTTCAATGAAGTTATTATATCCTCTAATTGACGCGTTGATATATTATTTAAAAATGAATCAACATATGTAAAATCAAACTGATTTACAAATTTTTTCCAAATAGACTTTTCAAAATCATAGAGTGATTCCTTATTTGAACGTTTAACGATTGCGTCTACATCTAGTTGAGAAGCACACTGTCTTCTCCATTCTGGTAAATAAGAAGATGAATTTAAACAGAATATTTTGGTACTTCTATTGGCAAATATTAGAGAACAAAGTGCTGAACCATTTGTTATTATAATATTTGATGCGTTCTTAATAGAATTATATAATTTTTTTTCTGATATTTTTTCCGGATTTATTACTGTGAAATTATTATCTGCAAAATATTGATTTATGTATTCTATATTTTCCAATATACGTGATGCTCCGTGAGAAGATCCTCCATCTGTTCTTGATATAAAAATATTCTTATCAGATATAACTGTTTCATCATTGTATAACTCTCTTATTTTATTAATTAAATATTTATCATCAAATAAGAGAAAATTTCTATCATCTGGATAATGTCTGTATAAAATACATTCATCTATTTTAATAAGATTTGTATTAGGTAAATCAAACGCATTAATTAGAAAGTCTCCAAATAAAAATTTTGAAAACAATATCATATTAACATTATCGTGTGGTATTACACTTAATACTTTATATCCCTGTTGATGATAGTTATTATAAAAAAATATTTGATATAAAGAAAATAGACTATCCATTATATGCCCATAAGACCACGGCCATATTGTTAAATATATAATTTTTTTTGCTTCAAGATGATAAACATTATCATATGTAATTGTTTCCTCAAATGTCTGATCATTTTCTGCTGATACGTGCGCGCGTGAATCTTTAATAATCTCTTTATTATTATTAATCATAGCAAACCAGTACTTATCCGCATAGGAGTAATGTTGTGGTATTAAATAACAGTTATTAATAGTGTATTTCACACGTTCCATATAATACTATCAAATAGAATAATTTGTGCGTATAAACATTTCCTTCAAAAGAAGTGGTATGACTAAATGCGCATTCTAGTTTACGGGGCAGCGGGTTGGATCGGCCAACAGTTTCTGCGCAATACGACGCATACCGTCGTTATCGGAAAGGCCCGCCCTGATAATTATGACTCCGCGACCGCGGAGGTTGCGGCAGTAGCACCCGATGCCGTTTGTTCCTTTCTGGGCCGAACTCACGGACCCGGTGCCTCCACAATTGATTATCTTGAGCAACCCGGCAAGCTCTATGAGAATATGCGTGACAACTTCATTGCTCCCATTCATCTGGCACAGATCTGTGAGGCCCGTCACATCCAGTTTGTATATCTCGGAACCGGCTGTATCTACACCTACGACGGCGACAAACGGATCTTCTCAGAGGAGGATGCGCCCAACTTCTTCGGCTCTTCGTATTCTATTATGAAGGGATTCACGAACACTGAAATGGCGCGATTCGGACATACACTGCATCTCCGGATCCGCATGCCGATTTCTCGCGAAGTGAGTAGTCGGAATTTCATTGACAAACTGGTGAGTTATCCGAATATCTGCAGTATTCCGAATTCTATGACAGTGTTGGATGACATGTGGTCCATCCTGGATCGCATGATTGAGCGGCGAACGGTGGGAACATTCAACATGGTTAATCCCGGCCTCGTGGATCACGATTGGGTTCTTGGACAGTACAAGGCTCTTCTGGATCCGTCGCATACCTGGAACAGCGTAACGTATGATGAACAGATGAAATTTATCAAATCACATCGGTCTAACAATGAGCTAACAACTGCCAAGCTGGAAGCCTTCTGTGCGGCGGAAGGTCTCCCTCTTCCTGATATTAATACGTCGATCATCAACTGTCTTGCTTGGCGCTCGCCTTCGCAATAAGCTGGCGAACATTGGCCTCAAAATCTGTATGTGCCTCGGCCCAGCCGAGTGCGCGGAGACGGGTCGAATCGATTGCATAACGGAAATCATTGAACGGACGATCCGGTACATACGTGATATGTTTCGCGATGTCATTATCCACCGTCATATGTTTAACTAGGAATGCCGCCACCTCCATCACGGTCTTTTCACAGTCCGTGCCAATATTGTAGATTTCATTCACGGCACCCTTTTCCATTATGAGATGCGTGGCACGGGCCACATCCTCTGCCCAGATGAAATTACGACGGGTCTCGCCTCGGCCGTGGATCGTGAGCTGTTTGCCCTCGCTCAGAAGTTTGATGAATTTCGGAATCAGTTTCTCGGGATACTGATTCGGACCATACACATTATTACAACGAACAATTACGACAGGAAGACCGAAACTGTGGTAATAAGAACGGGCTATGAATTCGGCGGCGGCCTTCGTAGCGGCATACGGATTCGTCGGATTCAGGAGTGATTTCTCGCAGCAACCGGGATGGTCACGGTCGACCTCTCCATAGACCTCGTCCGTTGAGAAATGGAGGAACTTCGTGAGTTGCCCGTACTCTTTGGCCGCCTGGAGTAGCGTGTGCGTTCCAACCACGTTGTCCGTTGTATACTGAAGAGAGTTATCGAAGGAATTGTCGACGTGGCTCTGCGCGGCAAAATGGACAATCGTACAAATCTGGTATTCGTGAAGAAGGTGTAAGACCAGATCCTTGCTACAGATATTGCCCTGGATGAATTTGTATCTATCAGACGCAACAACATTTGCGGGGCTCGCACAATAGTTCAGACAATCGATGTTGACCACGCTGACATTGGCGTCGGCTCGGAGAATGTAATTTATGAAATTGGAGCCGATGAATCCACAGCCACCGGTTACTAGGATATTACAGGTCATACTTCGTTGAATAGGTATGTCTTTATTAGGCGATAAATGTGACCGCTAGGGGCCTGTTGACCAAACAGGTACGATGTCTCTCCGTATCATTGTTGGACCTATGTTTGCCGGTAAGACCAGCGAAATCCAGACCGTTGTTCGACGCTATGGATGTCTCAGTAAGAAAGTGTTGGTACTAACAGCGGACATTGATCGGCGTTATCAGGAGGGGGCCGAAGTAGTCGCTGTTGTGAATCACGATAAGACGGCTATTCCGGCATCGGCTGTGGCCTTGGATGGACTTGGTGCAGTTCTGGAGTGGCCGGCCTTTGCGGAAGCTGCGGCGGTCGTCATAGATGAAGCCCAGTTCTTCCGTGGATGCTTGATTCCGTTTGTTCAGGCCGCGGTAGACGAACACGGCAAACACGTGGTCGTAGTTGGACTCGATTCGGATGCTGATAGACAGCCCTTTGGTGATGTGCTGGCGCTCGCTTCGCTCGCAGATTCCATTGAGAAGAAGACGGCATTGTGCCGGCGGTGCGGCGATGGAACTCTGGCGATCTTTACACGGGCCGTGGTTTCTGTGGCTAAGGAGGGTCAGATCGCTGTTGGTGGAGCAGATATGTATGAACCTGTTTGCCGTCGCCATTTCTTATCGTGATTTACGCGTGATCCGCTTTTTTCGGATCAGATTAATACTCCGCATTTTACGGGACATAACGCGTTTTCCTTTGATAACACGGGTCGTTTCGGAACCTTTGCCGTTTTTGATATGGATTTCTCTCAACGTGGTTGATGGAAGTCCAGATGGTTTGATCACGGTTTCTTCGCTGGTGGCATTCAGGATATACATCTTATCTAATTATGACGGCGAATTATTGTTGGCTGACGTTCTTGTTGGCTGTAGCACAAGAACGTAACAAGAACTTTACCAGTACTTGGTCGCATTCCACACGGCCTTGTGGCTGAGATGGTAGACCAGGGCGAAAACAACCGCGTGCGTCGCCGCGACGACCCACTTCGAGCCGCCGGGGGGGAGACGCACCAGAACACCCGGCGTAAGAACAAAGAAAAGAACCGCAATGAAAAGGCTCATCCAGACGTTCATCGTTATACTTCCGGATGAGATTTTTGATAGGACCTAAGGGTCCCCTGATTTCCATCACGTAGGACCAATGGAATGGATCACCGAAGTATCCGAATCTGACACCCGCACCAGCTATCCAGTAACCGCAGTTAAATGGCGTGGCGCAACTAGTGCGTGTTCCGAAGTGATCATTGCCGAATCTCCTGTGTTTGGTACGATGCTTTTCTTGGAAGGCGAACTCCAGAGTGCCGCTGCGGACGAACATATCTATCACGAAACGCTGGTTCATCCGGTGATGGGTGGTGCCGGATACGATAAACGTGTTCTCGTGGTTGGTGGCGGCGAAGGAGCAACGGTTCGCGAAGTGCTCCGTTGGAATCCATCCGCGGTAGATTGGGTAGATATCGATGGCGAACTTGTCCAGCTCTGCAGAGATTTTATGGGATGGGCGCCTAATGTTTATGCGAATCCGGTGGTCCAGTATTATTCCCAAGATATCCGTGAGGTACTACCGACGCTGGGGCTCTACGATGTAATTATTCTTGATCTGCCGGATCCCGATGGCGAAACGGGTTATCTGTATTCTCCCGAATTCTGGCGGGATATGGTGCGCCATCTCACACAGCGGGGACGCCTCGTCACACATTGTGGCCCGGTACGTCCATTCGGCGGAATTGGTGACGGTGTTCGACGTGTGAGAGATACAACAAACGCAGCGGGAGTAAATATCCGATGGCAGGGATTCTATACACAGATGATTCCGAGTTTTCAGAGCGAATGGGGTTTCTGGATGTATCTCAATTCGCCGAATGATACACACTGGGGATTCCGTCACGAATGTTTGCTTCCTCAGGATCTCAAAGTCATTGAGGGAATAACATTGGATCACTGGGCACATCCGCCATACCATTGGCGACGGGCGTATAATAATGTTTGAGTCTAGAATGGCAGAATAGGCGCATCATTGGACATATCTTTGTAGTTGCCACCGACTATGTAACTAACATTCTGGTATCCGAGACGTCGGGCCAGTTGCGCTGCCAGATATGCGCGGCGACTCCGGTCGCAGTAAAAGATTATAGCATCGGCCGGATTTGGAATTATTTTGGGTAGTTCTGCAGTAACATCGGTGAAATGGATGTTTATGGCGCCCGGATAATGACCGGCTTCGTATTCGGCAGCAGTGCAAACATCGACGACGCGATCGTACGCTTTGTCTTGTTGCGTAAGGACGAACTGAAACGGTAGAACTGGCATTGGTGGTGCCAGCTGGCGGATATAGAAGAATGTTAGGACCGCGGTTATTCCGAGTAAAATTAATCCCGACAAAAGCCAGGGATTCATCCTTGCTGTAGACGGATGTTTTCCTTTGTGTCGTAGGACACAACGACGATTTATTGGCTAAAGCATAAATCGTTATGGTCTCATCGTATAACTGGTTAGTACACAAGACTCTGACTCTTGAAACCTACGTTCGATCCGTAGTGGGACCATTAACCGCCTCTCTAGCTCAGTAGTAGAGCGTCACTCTTGTAAAGACGTATGTCTGAACGTGAAGTGGAGGCCTGGTGTGCGATTCATCAGAGAGGCATTTATGTTTACAGAACATTAATGCCGCTCTTCCGCCGATCTAACAGCCCGAATTCGGCAAGAACTCCGGAAAAACGGTCCTCAACGGTGCCGTTGGCAACGGCAGATATCTCTGCGAAGTCCAGTTCACATTTGGACACACCTGGTTATGTAACATCTGTCCCTCTCTGTATTTGGTCAAGTCGCCGGCACTTGCAAAAGGATACCACAGCGATGCTACCGCCGGTGGCGGAACAATCTTTGTCGCCGTCGAACGTGACGGAAATGTGTAAGTACCTCTTTGATTGCCAATAGTTATCCTAATCTGGGCATCGTAGGTCTCCACGAGTTCAAAATAATTCCACGCATTTTGTGCGTTGAATCGACGGCGACTCGACCAGCCGGGAAACAGTTTTCCCGGAAATGGTGTTTGTGGCCACGTAAGTAACAGATCCGTCGCTTTTCCAACACTGGAATAATTACTGCAAAAGTAGCAGTTCATCTAAGGATTACACTTCTTATCATTAGATGAAATGGAACACACCGATGACGAACAAGATCCGACTAAATCGTGGTTCTGTTATATGTTAGCTTCGACAGACGGACGCAAGACCTATGTAGGTGCCACAGTGAATCCTGATCGACGTCTGCGTCAACATAATGGGGAAATCTGCGGAGGCGCACGGGCAACAAAAGGAAGGACGTGGAAACGTCGGTTTCTGGTCGGCGGATTCGCCGATGAGCGGGCGGCGCTCCGCTTTGAATGGCGCTGGAAATACTTGACCCGTCAGGCTCCTGGTGATTCTTTTATGGAGAGGCGGACACACGCTTTGTCGTTGCTGTTGAGCGACTTTCCTTTTGCGGAGGTGTTGGAAGGTGGCTAAGGTCAAAGCGTTTGTGTGTCTTACACAAGAACTGGTCTGTTCCATCGTGGCTCAGAATGGCCTTGGCACACGGATGCCCATCTTTCTTGATGGCCGTACACTGGTAACACATCGATGGGCCACGTCGGATCTTGTTCGCCATCCAGGCAGCGGATGCTCCATCAAAGTCTATTGCTGCTATCATTGTATACGGGGCGGATCGGCGTATGTGTTCCTTCACTGCGAACACGTGTGTTGAGATTGCCGGGTTCGTCACTTCTGTAGAGTCGTCGTATGCACTCATCGTACGTTTTACTCTTTCTAAGGGCCGTAAGTGTTTCAACTTTTATATCTGGGTTCTCTGAACCGTGATATAATAGTGATCTTTTCTTATCTATTCAAAACCAGGCAACAATACAAACAATCGATAGGCAGCAACCTTAGTTGCTGTACGCCGAACGCGGGCGTTTCGGAATACAATGAACATAAGTTGCGTAGCAACTTAGTTCGAGTACGCGAGTCTACGACGCATACTCTTACTAACCTGCTGGCAGGTTAGTTCGAGTACGCGAGGCCGCCCATACCCGACATAATGCGGAGAACGTTGTAGTTCGTCGCATAGATGTTGACGTTCGCCGACGTCTGCTTGTAGGTGCTCGTGCCATCGTTACCGTTGGCCGATGCACCGGCGCCAGCGATCGACGTGACGTTCGTGTAGAACGTGGCCGGCGTGAGCGTCAGGTTAAGAACCGCGTTATCAATGCGCGAGAAGTTGCACGAGCCGCTGGGCTGGAGATCCTCGGGCTTGAGGGCGAACGAATAGACGTTGATGCCCGTCGCAGGCGTCGACGTGTGGTGCTGGAAGGGCTGGACGAAGTTGAAGTAGCTGCCCTCACGCTCCGTGAAACGGTCCTGGCCGTTGAGCTGGATCTTGGCGACCGCGACGGGGTTGCCGAGCTGAGAGTCCGAGTAGCGCCACGGGGAGTTGAGCTGCGAGTTGCAGTCCAGGTAGCTGGGGTTCTGGACGACCCAGATAAGCTCCTTGCAGGGGTGGTTGAACGAGAGCTGAACCTTGTTCGACGTGGACGTGACCGACTCCGTGCCCGTGAACTGGAGCTGCTCAATCAGGTACTCGTGCGCGACCTGCGCGAAGCGGCGGCGCTCCTCCGTATCGAGGTAGACGTAGTCGACGTAGAGCGAGCACGCGGCAAGGCCGAGGTTGCCGATCGCCGTCAGGACGTTGTTGACCGATGAGTTCGCACCCGAACCTGCCTTGATGTTGCAGAGGTACTGGAGGCTGTTGAACTCGACGTTGATCTTGACCTCGTGGTACTGGAGGGCAATCAGCGGGAGCGCAAGGCCCGTGTGGCGATTAAACCAGAACTCCAGAGGGATGTAGAGCGTGCGCTCAGGGATGCACTTCGTGAGCGTATCCTTCGTGTTGTCCGTATCCTTGGTGTTAACATCGGCAACGACCGTGTTGACGCCGAACGCGCAGTCATCACCCGCCGAGATGATGCTGGGGTTCACGCACGCAAGGACCGCCGCATCGGTCGCCGTGACCTCCGTCTCGCAGGCCGAGCACTGGCCGCTGATATCCAGCTGGATACCACCATAGCCGTTCACCATGTTGAGGTAGGCAAGCTGCTTGCCCGTGGGGAGCGTGAGCTCATTCCAGATGTGGAGCCACTCACCGTAGTGCTTGTCGATCTGCTGGCCACCGATCTCAACGTAGACGTTGTCGATCAAGTACTGGCCGAGGTACGGGACCCACGCGAACGAGGCGGCACCCACACCGCTGGTGCCACCAACGACCGTCGAGTCAATCGCGGGAAGCGTGACCTGGACGTACACACGCGTGATAAGATCACCGTTGCGGCTGATCGTGCACTGGACACGCTTGCCGAAGTTACCGACACCGTTGAACGTCTGCTCAATCGACTCCATCGCGAAGTTCGAGTGGCGGCGGTAGAGCTGCTTGAAGAACGTGACCTGCGGGTTCGCCGTCAGGTAGACGTCCTGTGCACCATAGGCGACGAGCTGCATAAGACCACCGGATGTCATTGCTTATAATCTACACATCTAATTTATTTTGGCCGGAGAGATCCAGATCCCCAGACCCGGGGCTCAAAATCAGATGTCTAGAGGATAGTTCAACGGTTCTTTAGATCGCCTTCTATATGGGTTTGCGATATAATTTCATAGGGGGCGGGATTTTATTTATACTGTAAACCGTCACGGGACTAACAAATCCGCTTCGCTCCTTTAGTTGCTATACGCTAAGTTTGCGTAGCAAACGACCGCTTACAGTTAACATCGCTGACGCTCAGTTACTGTAAGCTAGTTTCTTCGAAACAGTCGCGTATAGCTAACATCGGTCTAGCGACCTCAGTTGCTATACGCTAGCCCGCCCATACCCGCCATAATCCGCAACACATTGTAGTTTGTCGCATAGATTCGCAACTTGGCCGTTGATCCGTTGCCTACAGTATTGTTCGTCACTGTGATATTGAGCGTGGCATTGTCGATGCGCGAAAAGTTACACGTGCCACTCGGCTGATGCTCCTCCGGATTCAGCGCAAACGAATACACATTGATGCCCACCGCCGGTATATTCGTGTGATGCTGGAACGGCTGGACCAGATTGAAATACGGACCCTCACGCTCCGAAAAACGATCCTGACCGTTGAGCTGGATGTTCGCCACCGCTGTCGGATTGCCACCCGCCATACCCTCCACTGTAGATACCGAATACCCCGACTCTAGCGCAGCGCGATCCCAGTAATCCGTATAATTAAACGGCTGTTGTCCCTTCCACGGATCTACACTGGAATCGCACGCAATATACGCATCGCGCTGCACGACCCACACAACCTCCTTACACGGATGATTGAACGACATTTTGACTCTGTTCGACGCTGATGTGATAGATTCGTTGCCCGTGAACTGGAGCTGCTCAATCAGATATTCGTGGGCAACCTGTGCGAAGCGCCGACGCTCATCCGTATCCAGATAGATATAATCTACGTAGATCGACGCGGCAACGAGGCCCAGCGCATTCACTGCGTCCAGAATTACAGGATTATTCGTCCAAATGAGGTACTGAAGCGGCTGGATATCGATCGTTACACGGACTTCGTGATACTGGAGAGCAATCAGAGGAAGGGCTAGGCCGGCGTGGCGATTGAACCAGAACTGAAATGGAATATACAGCGTATACTCTGGACAACAGCTGCGCGTCTCTGCACTGGAATGTGGATCGCCGCCTATACACTGATTCGTACAACCGCCGTCTACACCAACTTTACTAATTATGTTCGTGAGTTGTGGCACGTTTCCAACCATCTCCGCATATCCGGCCTGTTTGCCAGCCGTGCGCGTGAGCTCGTTCCAAATATGGAGCCAGTCACCGTAGTGTTTGTCGATCTGCTGGCCGCCGATCTCAATATAGACATCCTGAATCAAATTGTGTCCGACCCAGTTAAGCCAGCGGAATTGGTCTCCCGATGAATCACTGACCGACGGATCGTTCAAATCTACCGCGGGAAGAGTCACCTGGAGATACATCCGGTGAATCAAGTCACCGTTGCGACTAATCGTGCACTGGACGCGACGCTGAAAATTCGCCACACCGTTGAACGTTTGCTCGATCGACTCCATCGCAAAGTTGGAATGACGACGATACAGTTGTTTAAAGAACGTAACTTGCGGATTCGCCGTCAGATATACGTCCTGGGCGCCGTACGCGACAAGCTGCATTAATCCACCGCCTGTCATTCTCTACACGGGTCCGGTGAATTTATTTAGTTTTTAAACCCAATAGCTCACGCATTTCCGTTATGCGATATAAATGTCCTAATTGTGATTGTTAGCCCCCGGGCCAACACCCAAAACGCTCATTTAAATCCAAAACGGCCGACCGGACAGTGGTCCCTCCGGCCTTCGTCAAAGAGCCTAAAGGTCTGAAACGCCATACAACCAAGCCATATGTCTATACGCGATGTATTAATAAGTGATACAATCGTTGAATCTCGGAGTAGATCGGCGAATCGTCCAACAACGTTGGAGGCACATCATCAACATAAAATGAAAGAATTTACGGAATCCAAACAGAATTTGTCGAACTTACAATCGACACTCGCAGAACTAGAGACCAAAATCGACGGTATGCCAGATTCGGCAATGTTCAGCGATGAATGGCGACAGCTCAGTGATTCTGCAGAAGCCGTGCGCCAACAGATCAAAAGTATCTGTGCTGATGACCAGCGGCTGGATTATTTCCTGAACGTCGGCGATATGTTGTTCCAATATTTTGACGCACACGAAACTCTGGCGAAAGGATCTGCTCCTTCTGCATCTGGTGGATCACGAATGCGGATGCCGACCAATTCTGTTCTGAGCTATTTCACCGAGGCCACCGATGGATCGCCGCAGTCACCGCCAGAGCAGCGGACGCCCAAAAAGGCCAGTGATATCGATTCGTCCGAAGGTATGAACCGTGATAAAATGATGGAGCGGTATCTGGCAGTGGTGGAACCGGGGGCGATTAAAAGTGGAATTATGCCGGGTTCCGGCATTGAACCCGGATGGGGGACGTGTCCGACCTGCGATGTGGAAATGACGTTCTATCAGAACGAGGCACTTCTGGGATGCCCACGCTGCGGACACGAAGAGTTCATTCTGATCGATTCGGAGAAGCCGAGCTACAAGGATCCGCCGCGGGAAATCACGTATTTCGCTTACAAGAAGATCAATCATTTCAATGAATGGCTCGCGCAGTTCCAGGCGAAGGAAAATACGGATATCCCACAGGATATCATTGAGGCCGTAATGCGGGAACTGCGGAAGGAGAGGATTTCGGATCCGAAAAAAGTAAAGAAGGATAAGATTCGTGAAGTTCTCCAGAAACTCAAGTTCTCTAAGATGTATGATCACGTCCAACAAATCAAGAATCGGATTCAGCAGCAGATGACGATGCTCACGTTGTCGAAGGAAATGGAGGAGAAGCTGCAGCATATGTTCAAGGAGATCCAGCCGGCGTTCATCAAATACTGTCCAGCGAACAGGTCGAATTTCTTGTCATATCCGTATGTGCTGTACAAACTCTGTCAGCTCCTGGAAATGGATGAGTTTTTGCCGTGCTTTCAGCTGCTCAAGTCGCGGGAAAAGTTATACCAACAGGATCAGGTGTGGCAGAAGATTTGTCAGGAAATGCGCTGGCAGTTTATTCGGTCGATTTAACATTTTATTCGGTCGATTAAGACCTAAAGAACACGATGTGTAGAATATTGTAGAGTCTTAGTGGCGTAATTGGAAACGCGGTTGCCTTCTAAGCGACAGACAGTGGGATCGAAACCCACCTGAGACTCGCCTGCCAGCGGGCTTAGTCCATTATCTCAGCTGGTAGAGAGCCACTCTTATAACATATGTTATGCATGTGAGGTGGAGGCCACGAGATCGAAACTCGTATGGACTACGGAGCGTTAATAGTTCAGTGGTAGAATGAGACTCTTCCATAAGAACAATATGAGGGTTACTTGTAACTCAATATTGTACGACAGTAAGGTCTAGACACGGGTTCGATTCCCATTTGACGCAAACTCTTTTTAGCTCATCCTATGGTCTAAAAAGAGTATCATAACATCAGACAATGACTTACACAGTTGCCGCATTCGATCTTGGTATCAAGAATCTGAGTTACTGCGTTGCGTCTTTTGACCTCAGTGGATCCCTGCAGGAAATCAAGGCGTGGGCCAATCTGAATCTGTTAGCCGATGGCGCCGCCTCTCAGAGTCAAACACGCTGCGGATCACTCATTGCCGGTAAGGTGTGTGGTGGACCCGCCTCCTTTCAAGATGTCCCTCTCCAGAAACTTCTGTGTAAGAAATGTGCCAAGAAGTCCGCAAAACCTATTCTGGATCTTTCTGGAACTAAGTTGGCTGACTGGCGTGCGTGGGCTTCCGATAGACCAACACAACTCGGACTCACCGCTGCTGAAGCTAAGAAGGCTACGAAAACGGTAATAGAAGAGAAAGCTGGGGCTATCCGACTTATGCCTTACAAAGCACCCAAGGTCAAAGGTGTTAGTCTCCAACAGATTCTGGTGGGTATGGAAACGTGTCTGAACACGGAGCTTGAGCGGCTGGCCCCTGCAGATGTGATTCGCATAGAGAACCAGCCATCAGAGTTTGCCCCACATATGAAGTCGATCCAGATTATGTTATTCACGCTTATCGATCATCGGCTACGAAACGAACACGGATGGACTGGAACCATTGAGTTCGCGAATGCGGGTGTTAAGACAAGAGGGACCAATGCAGGTGTCGGTAAAGATGCGAAACGCTCCAGAAAACTCGCGGGCATTGCGAAGGTAGCAGAGGTTCTAGGTCTAGCGAAAGCAACGGAGAAACTTGCGTGGTGGAAGTCACAGGCCAAACAAGATGATTTGGCCGATGCTTTCTTGATGTGTTTAGACTACAAGCCGGCAATCACACAATGAATACAAATAGAGACAATCCCGTGGAATACAGAGTGCTCTGTTGGATATTCTCTATTCCAGTCGCATCCTACCACAAGATAAATAGACAACGCACTGGCAACCAATGCGAACAACGCTAACAGAATCTTATACGTCGGTGACCGCATCTGGGTAACATAGAAAATACTCATTATGACCGTTGCCCAAATAACCGCTTGATCTATCCAGAAAATATTCATTGAATCGGGCTCTAGTTTCGGAGATGAATGCCACGCAACCGACGCAGCAGTCAACAATAGTAATAGTGCGGCATAGAAAATGTATTTTTTTGCGAAAGCGTGAAGTGTATTTGTGATGAAAAGCAGTGACGTGAATTGTAACATTGGGGGGCCTCTACTCTTTATCTCCGGAATTTACAGCCCCATCATAATAAAATGATGACCGATGGAGCCTATAATATGCATAATACAATGCGTTACAGATGCTTTGTCAGCAGATTTATCAAAGCATAATGAATCTGTGAGATAGCCTCCGTAATACATACACGTCACGATTATTATGGATAAAATGGCTAACATTTGAAATTCGACTCTTATAGCAAGTGCGTAATATAGCCCAGACATAAATACACATAGTATTGCTGCCTGGTCTATCCAATACATTGTATGCCAATATTCAGTTGTGTTATCTGTTGTATGAATGGCCAGTGATGTGACCATCATTGCTAGAAAAGCAACACCGTATCCGTATACTCCGCGAATTAATGCGTGCGCCGCATTAAGTAGGAAAATCAATGAAGTGATATGTTTCACTTCTCTATTCTATTTTTCTAAAATACTGCTTAACCGCTGCGGTTCGACCACGAATTAAAGCTCTGTTGTTAAGGCAACGATATGAGTGTACAATTTGCTGAAGCGAGCTCCAAGCCCTCCGTTGCAGAGTTGGCCTCCTTCGCTTCGCGTGCCAAAGAGATCGATATTGGTGGTGACGATATTGTAGAACTCGGCGATGATCTCGGAATGAGTCTCCTCACAAACCAGAACAAGGTTTCGCCTTCCCCGAAGCGCCAGGTGAACTTTGGCTCTGGTTTTTCTTCTTCTGACTCTAGTTCTGGTTCTGGAGCACCTCAGATTAATATCAAGCCCGTGGATGATTTCGAGGTGGTCAATCTGGATGCCAACCCCGGCGCCGGCGATATCAAAGTGAGCCACGACTCTTCTCCTTTCGTCATCAATACGTCTCACGATGTAGGTGACGTTGGCTCTGGTTCTTCTGGTTTTGGTTCTGGTGGCTCTGGTCTAACGGCCGAACAGGAGGCCACTGAGAAGCAGCGTTATCTGACAAAACTCCGACGCTTAGAAAACCAGGATATTCGCGGCACTCGGATGACAATGGGGAATACGCTGGCCGATATCAAGGCCGAACACGATCGTCTCACTGATAGTCGGAATCTGGAGGCGTCGATCCGCTTCCAGCGCAACGCACTGATGACGTTTGTGACGGGTGTGGAGATGGTGAATGACAAGTTCGGACATCGCCTGCCGGTGAAGCCGCGTCTCAAGGGCTGGTCGGAGTCGGTCCACACGAATGTGGAGGATTTTGACGAGATTTTCGAGGAGCTCTACGATTTGTATAAGGATCAGGCGAAGATGCATCCGTTGTTGCGTCTCGTCGGAACATTGGGTGTATCCGCGACGATGTACCATTTGACGAACACGATGGCAGAACGTACTGGGATTCCGGGTATGTCGGACCTGTTGAACGAGAATCCGGAGCTTCAACGCCAGTTTGCTGCTGCGATGGCGGCGAAGATGGGTGGCGGATTAGGCAACTTCATGTCGGCCGCTGGCGGCTTTGCTCCTTCTGGTCCTGGACCGGCGCCAATGGGCGCTCCCGCAGAGCCTTCGCGGGTAGCGGAGAACACCCGTATGCCTTTCAACGTAGCAGCGTCGGCCGTCGATTCTCAAGCGTTGCCTTCGGCAAAAGCCCGTCGTGAAATGCGCGGACCCACCGGTGTTGATGATATTTTGAAGGCGTTTGAGGTGGAACGTCAGCAGGCGGCGGCGCCGCCGATCGCTTCGCAACATTCGTCGGTATTCACGCCCAGTGGGCCGCCGCCAACTCCACCGCGATCGAATGGACGGGATGGCCTCGGCACATCGTCTGATCCTTTGTCAGAGTTTGGGATCGATAGCGGATCGGTAGGGACAGAGAGTACGATGAATACTGAGAGACGACGGGGGCGGAGGCGCGCGGCCGCTGCACCTGTCGGTGTGACTCTGAATTTGAACGTATAAAGGTCTAGTGTCTACGCGTTTTGCGTTGTTTACGATTACGGCGACGGCGCGATTTACCACCGCTTGGACAGACTTTTACTTCTTCTAAATTAGCTTGGTGAATAAGTCGGTCTGTCCCATCAGGTAGTAAAAATTTACCATAGTTCACGATCTTATTACCTCTTAAATAATTAGTTACTATTTCCTGAAATTTTCCAATCTTAGTGCCCTGAAAGCAATATATCGGACCTTTCGGGATAAGAGTATTCATTTACTTTAGTCGGTGGGTTTTAGTCTCGGGGCCTCAATTAAACATATGATGATTCTTGAGCAGATACCAATCCGATTCCTCATTCAACAGATAGTGCAGACATAGAATTATGACCAATGTTAACCAGAACGCGACAATCAAATTGCGGGTTCCGATAAACATAATGGCGAAGAGCAGAAGCGGCCGGAAGACTATATTCTGAAGGAATCGCTCCTGACCTGGAGAGACTGACATCACCATAAAACGACCGCCCAGGTTCAGCAGGATATAAGCCAAGCCCAACAAATATGGATTCATATTGACATCGTGGATGCTCATCAACAGATGATCCGATACCGATGGATTCACAACCACACCTGCGCTTGCCTCTGGTATTCCTGGTTTCTCTGGTTTTTTCGCAGAACGCGGCATCCTTACTGTTTACTGACAAAAAACTTGGAGAAACTCACATAGACCCATAGGGTCCAGACAGCAAGAGCGACGATACCATACACCGGATTCATATCCGTAATCAGAAGAACAATTATCGCGGCCAGAAGTCGAAAAAGTGGCTGATGCGCCAAGTCCATCATCCTTATTAAAGGACGTCGGTTTTAGTGCCAAATATCATTGATCGTGGATTCGGCGACCGGTTTGTCCTGAATCGCCGTCGGATGTTCGTCCAGAACTTTCTCCGAATGCCACGTGAGACTTTCGTCGGGAATCTCATCATACGTCAGATTAGAATCCGCAGTGCGATCCTGGATACCACGGGGTTTCTCGGCCAGCGTATCTTCAACGAGCCATTTGTTGGAACCGGATTTTACACGATCGTGATTCAGAGTAACTATGGATGTCGTGAATGACTCTGTCTCTGGCAGCATAGACAAACTGGCCAACAGAATTAACATCGCCGTGCCCAGGACCGGTTTAAGTAACCAAATATAGATCGATGCCGCTGCGAATAAAAGACGTGTAGTCACGTGACCCAGAATTCTGCGTCCAGTTACAGGAATCTGATGGGGAAGAACCGCAAGAATCACTATACCCGCACTCACTAACCACGATGGACAAACCGGAATCCAGTGGAGACGCAACGGCGGTTGATTCATAGTACCCTCTGTTAGTGCTTGCGGTTTTATGAGGAAGATGGTGATTATTAAGAAGACGACGGTATACATTTTTCCTTATACTCGGTCTCCAGACGTTCTCCCTTGCGATTGTGTTGTTTTCCGACAGGGCTCATCCAGTCTTTTAGTATATTCTTTGGTGCAAAGTCGGGTGCCACCGATTGAAGTTCTTTCCCTTTTTTGAATACGAAGCGATAACCGAAATCTTCGATGAGGTTGCGCACGGTAGATTCGGTTTCATCAGGAGAAGATGTCGGCTCACGTGGAAAGTTGCGGGACAAATAGGCTAACATCTTGGACTCCGCAGTGACCGCATCTTCTTCTGTGGGAACGGGCTCCTTTATCGTATTGCTCAGCGGTGGCAGCCATTTCGGCCAGGATGCCAATACATCATCGATTTTGAGATCGTCGCGGAAGTCGCAGCGGCCGTAGACCCGATCACGAAAATCGGCTAAGATTCGGAGACCCTTGTTTCCACTCTTTCGGATGTCATCGTCCACAAACAGAAGAAGTCCCTTATAATGATTCTTGAGTTCCGATGTCGATGGCGGAGCATCCAGCGCCTGTGTTGTCATAACTGACATATCAGGCAGACCTCCGTCGAATTTTTCGGTTACAGACGTAGTTGTATACAAGGTAATCACGATGAAAATGAGAATACCGGCAAGTATCCAAGTCGTAATATCCATTACTGTGTTGAGGGATTTTATTGGTGTCAAAAACCACCGCCTCAATTAGGGGACAAAATGAGCGTTTTCTGTTCATTGGAAGAGGCTTTTACGGGTCCGGCCAATCCGGGAAAGCATAAAAAGAAACGGTCCAAAGAGGGATTCGTGCCTGGAGCACTCGGTGGTTCGCCCGATCCCGATAGACCGGCAGAGATTCCGCCCGTAGAACCTATGGGTCCACCGACAGCCTCTGTAGGATCTGGACATCCGGAGGCGGCGGCAGCTCTTCACGATTTCTTCCCGCTTCCCGGTGAAACAGCGGAACCTGAAGAATGGTCCAAGGCTTTTATGTTGGAACCATCGAATATCCCAATTGTTAACGGAAAGTCCACACTTTGGCGAAAAATTCCGGCACCGGCTTCTGGTCCATCTGTGTCTTCGCCTTTATCTGTAATTCCATTATCTTCGTCGATTGGCCAATCATCCTCACTGGACATACAAAAACGTCTCGATATGCTAACAAAACAACTGGAATCACTTACGCAGATAAAGCCTATGCAGAACACTGCTGAACTCTTTCTGTTTGTTGCTGTAGGCTTGCTGTTGCTGCTTGCCGTTGACACTCTTCTGCGTTTCGCTACGGCGGTGGCACTTGCATCTGGATCTGCATCTAGATCTGGATCTTCTCTAAAAGGTGGCGGTCGCCTCCTAAACAGACGGTGGTTTAAATGGTAAAGCGACGCGACAATGTTCGACATAATCCAACACGTGGTGTACATCAATCTGGATGAACGGACTGATCGACGCACGCATATAGAAGGACAACTGCGTCGCGCCTTTTCGCCTGAGAGAATACAACGTTTCCCGGCGATTAAGGCCGCCAAGGGAGCCGTCGGATGTTCGCGGAGTCACATCGCTGTTCTTGAGCTTGCGAAGGCCAACGGCTGGCCCAATGTTCTCATCGTCGAAGACGACTTCACGTGGAATAACTTCGACAAAGGCGCCCCCGTTCTAGAAGGGTTATTGGCGAAACCGTTCGACGTCATCGTACTATGCGGAGCCTATGTGGCCTGTTATCCAGATGGACGTCTACAATCGTGTCAGACTACGACGGCGTATGTCGCAGCACAGGAGTACTATGATACACTCATCGCAAATTATAAAGAGGGACTCGCGCTGTTTGAGAGAACCGGTGATTATCCGAAGTACGCTCTTGATCAGTATTGGAAACGCTTACAGACGGTGGGACGATGGTACATTGTTCGACCGAATCTGGGATTTCAGCTGCCGGGTTATAGTAATGTAGAGGAGAAACCAGTGAATTATTTGCGCTATTTTAAGTGATTAGATAAATGTAATTGTCTGGATGCCGCCTTTTCTGGAAGAACCAGAAGAGCCAGAAAAACCAGAGCCTGCGGCTAACATTCCCGCTACGCCTTCTGCGACCGGCTTGTAGGCAGCCGCCTTCTTCTTTTCGGCTTTTGCCCCCTGTGGAGCCAAAGGAACCTTGGCGTCTTTGTTGATAGTGGTGGCCGCAATCATCGCCTGACGAATCGGTGATTCCTCCTGATAATACTGAATGGACTGCTCCTTCCAACTTATGAGCAGTCGATTCGGCGACACATAGAGCACTTTAAATCCCGAATGACGGAGATTCCACACAATGTAGAGAATACAGTCCTTGACATCGAAACGGGGACATCCCGGCTGCCATTCGGGAACGTCGAAACTCGTCATCTGGTCGGCGTTCGGCACCGTTGAATGCGCCTTGATCTTCTGATGTACGGTCCCCAGAATTCGATTATAAACCTGTAAACGGATCTCGTCGAGTTTGGCCTGCTCTGTAAAGAGGGACGCCGGTGTCAGCTGCGGTACTGTCGGTTGCGTCATCTCCCTTGTTGTACGTAGAGGAATGTCGGCAGGATCAAAACCGCGATCCTGGAAACCGCGTGCCATCACTTTCGGTGGCGGAGGAGCGCGCATCGTGGGAAGCTTCGGGGTTCTAACACATCTCATTGAATCCGGTATGACGGCGCAGGTGACGGACTGGTATGGATGTTCGGCCGGAGCAATGTGTGCTCTGTTCGCGGCAGTCGGTGTTAGTAGTGCGTGGCTGCGCGAAGTCACAACCATATTCGATGTCCGTATGATCGGTGAGATCCGTGAAGACTATGTCTGCGATTTTGCCAAAGTCTGGGGTGCCGCTTCCACAGATAATCTCCGAGAAATCCTCGGAAAATTTATAGAAACCTGGGAACCCGGTTCTGCCATCTGGACATTTGAACGGCTGCCTGGCTTACATATCTCTGCGACGAATGTTAGTCGTGGCAGGGCTGAAATATTCGATTCCGTGAATTCGCCGAATATGAAAATCCTAGATGCTGTCTGTGCGTCGTCGACGATTCCGTTTTTCTTCGCGCCTTGGATCCATCCGGAGACCGGTGATATCTATTGTGATGGGGCAATTACGGAGCCATATCCGTGGTCGTGTATTCCGAACAAGGATGAGACTCTGGCGATTGTGTGCGCTGATAAAGATATTATTGGACGTGCACCGAGGGCCGTGAAACAGATCGCGACAATTTTTGAATATTTTACACGATTAATCTCTTTGGGTCTCCATCGCGATACGACTGTTATTCCTCGATACTGGATTGCCATCAATAATCGGACAATCTATAGTATCGACTTCAACATTACTAAAGAAGAACTGCTTGCGGCGTTTGAAGAGGGTGTTAAAGTGGCTAAGGGGTGGATGGCGTTTCGTGCTTCTATGCAAGATTCTCTAGGAGAAACTGATGGAAACCGGCCGTGGTGCGCGCCCCAGGATACTTCAGCGCTTGCCCGTCCTTTACAAGATAGAATGTCGGATAACCGTCAATCTGGTAATTCGCGGCTGCTGTCGGATCCTGTTCGGGATTTATATAGCGGACCGACACCGTGCGTTCGCCGATGGTCACTATAGATCCAGGACCAGAAGAACCAGAAGAACCAGAAGAACCAGAAGAACCAGAAGAACCAGATCCAAGTGCCTCGAACTGTGGCTTTGCAGAAGTGCAGTGTGGGCACCACGGAACACCAAACATTATGAACTCTGTGTTCGTCGCATTCGCGAATCCTTCACTACCCGGAAGTGTCCGTGGACGCTGAGCAACGACGACGGCCACGAAAAGAAGAATTACCACGAATCCGGCAACGAGCACCCAATACGGTTTCAGTTCCATTTGTTCTACTGATATCGGGCGAATATATTTACGGGATCAGAGTCTAAGTACTTGTAGGACTAACAAATGTATGGAGTATCCATTTTTATGGAAAGGACGTCTTTGGCGCGTGTCTGTACCTGAAGAGGTCGATGACGGTGATCGGTGTATCTATGTTCAGGCATTCGTTGTTTCTGGTGGATCTCATAATTGGGCAATGCAGACAGTTCTAAAGGAGCGGTATCCTGGCATTGGCTGGTCTGCTGAGAGCTCTGGGGTACCGATGTCTTTTGGTTTGGCTTCTTTGGCTTCTCTGGCTTCTCTGGCTTCTTTGGCTTCTCTGGCTTCTCTGGCTACCGGTTCCTCCTTGTCTTCCTCTTCGTTAGTCGACAAGTCTTACCCCGCTTCTTCTTCGAACAGTCGCTCTCATAAGTCGCGGCCTCTTTCTTCAGTGCTACCAGTGAAGGATGCGGTGTCGGGCACTGGAGGCCGGCACACACCTGCTCCTCCACACGCCACATCCACATCATCACGGCCTCGCGCCCCTGGCTCAACGGTGGCGCAGAAACAGAAGTCCACGCATTTCGCCAATCCTCACACGGTAGGATGGATGGGATCAAACTCCACCACCGCTTGAGCATCCGAATACGCGTCTGAGCACCCAACAGATTGTAGCGATTCTTGAACGCGCACGACGCGGTGGGACTAACATAATCCGGTGTATCTGGCATCGGAACCGGTTTGTACGTGGCGTTCGGTGTTGTGTACGCGACCGATACTAGGAACTCCCATCCTAGAAGCGGAGGATCTCGGCACATCGTGGCGCTCAGGTGTTGGTATTTTTCTTTGACGGCGGGCCACGGGGGGTCCGTTGATGTGAGGAGTCCCTGGCCACGGAGTTTCGCGTTCACGCGATTATGGATATCGTAGACCCACTTGCCGAAGCTGTTCGGGCTCACCAGGATTTTGTCAGTAAGCGGCTGGAGTTCAATGTAATCGTGGAAAGAGGCGCGGCAATACTTACACGGAAGTACATACTCTAAGAGTTCGAACCATTCTTTGACCGCGGCTTGGTTCCTCAGTGGATTCGCCGCAATCAGATGTAGAAGACGCCAACCCGATGGTCCCCAGAATCGCGTATCCATTTTGTTTGTCCCTTACTTTTAGCACACATTATCACTGTATGTTAAGAGTAATTTATTTGGGTTTTTCTGGTTTTTCCTGGGTTTTCTGGTTTTTCCTGAGTTTTCCTGAATTTTCCTGGCTTACATACCGCTGATAGATGCCATAAGCGGACGCACCATCCAAGGATCCTCTGGCTCGTATTTGGCCTTGCAGCTGACCTTGGGTTCGGGGCAACGCGGGGGCTCCACCGGCGCGCACGGCGGGCAGCTCTTCGGCTCTGGGCAGACCACAACAGGGCAGCGCTGGGGCGGCGGGCACGGCGGGCAGGCACCGATCTTACAGGGTTTGTTACACGTGCTGATACACGGCGGGCACGCCGGTACCGCCGACTTCAGGATGTATCTCGACATATCGGGAGGTGCGGGACACTCCGACTTCAGCATATATCGCGACATATCGGGCTGCGGCGCGCACGGAGGAACCGAGGCCTTAAGTACATACTTGGACCAATCGATCGCGGATCGTTCATCGGGTTTCTTGCATCCACACGATCTTGCTGCGTCACCGCAAATCTCACAATTGGTCTCAGTCACATCGACAAATGTCTCGACTTTGCTATTTCCCGCAGTAAGTAGAGATCCAAGTACCAGACCAACCGCTAGAACCACAATGTACATCAGTAAATTCTTCATGCTACTCTACCGGATACCTGTTATTTTTCTCTGCATCGGGAGTTTCATTAGAAGCAAAGAAATCTATCGCCGATGGGAATGTGTACACGTGAAACATTAAAAACACACATATGAAAAACAGGTATATCCAGAGATTGTTTGAAAGTACACTATCCATCTGTCTTTATCTTCTGTTTTAGCGCTGGACAGTTGAATTGCTCCGGTGTAACAGATGGCACCGAAGACCGGATATTCGCACAAACCGTGTTGATTACCGTTTCGGCCTGGAATTTGGTGTTGATCGGACTGCAGCCTAGCGCTGCGGCGTCACGCGGAAATGCTTTTGTTACATCGTGGCAAAGGCGTTTAGCTCCTTTAATAATATCGGCCCCTTCAAGCGTTATCGGTTTCGGTTTCGGTAGGGGAAAACCTGTTGCTGGTCCTTGTGAGGCAAGAGATTCAGAAGAGGAACCAGGAGAAGAACCAGATCCAGAGCCAACGAAGTTGCTAACAAGAATGCCGGGGCTACCAAAAGAACCAAAAGAACCAAATGGAAGCGGTCGCAACCGTGTATCCATCTTCACCGCAGCGCTGCGCGCATCCGTCACAGATATTCCACCCGCCCGCAAGCGATCCATCAGAGATGCCGCCGATCGCTTCATCTCCTGATCCGCCGGATCATAACTCATTGTTAGTTTCCATTGGATGTTTCGCAGATATTCCATAACATCATCCGAATTCATATCGAGTCCAAGGCCAGATCCAAGGCCAGATCCATAACGTCCACCTAGAAAATCAACACTGTACAGCGTCGGTAACGGCTGTTCTGGTCGGAGCATCTGGCGAAGGAAAAGCTGCGCCGCACCCATCCTGATCGGCGGAGGATTTGTCGGACTCGACGAATCAATTAGACTCTGGCGAATAACCTGGAGCTGTTGGTAGCGGACCTTCTGGAGCGGCTCCGGTTGATACAGATTCTTGTATTCCTTAATGGCTTCACCAAACAGATCGAAAAACCGATCGTATTGCTCCTTTGTAAGTAGCGCATCGGGATTAACATCCTTACCGTATTCAAAGACCGCGCTAATATAAGGCGCCTGGTGTTGCCATCCCGCGTTTTCACGACGGAGGGCCATTATCTCATCCGCCACTGTTTTGTAGTTATCTGTGATCTTATTGAGACCCAGCTGTTGACGGATATCTTCCAGACGTGCCTGGAGTATTATACGCTGTTCCAGTTGTTGGGCTGTTAGACTACCGGGTTTCTCGTGCTCCTTCTGGCTGGCCGCTGCGAGCCACGTCATTATCTTGCTGTCGAGTTCCGATAGATCTTTGGACTGGGCCATCGCCTGACGGGTACTCGGTGGAGCACCGGGAACACCCTGGGGCTGGTTATCGGCCATCGTGGGTAATGCGCCCGGTGGAAATGCGCCTGGTTTGGATACAGGCGCGCGATTCAAATCAGGTGGAACAGGATAAGAATTATCGATCGCCTTGCGCGGATCATAGGAACGACCGGCTATAGGTGGCTGTTTCGGATCCCATACCGCCCACGCATTTATCATATTTTTGACTTCAGAAGAGTTGGAACCGAAGTGCTCCATCGTTTGACTCTGATAGTAAAGCAGCGCAGATATGCAAAATACTAGAACGGCAGCCCCTATAACGGTTGTCGATGACATTCCTTACAGGTGCTGTTGGTTTTTGATTTAGTGTCAGACACTTACCGCTGAAGCAGTCGCCTTCTGATTTCGTGTTTCGTAGGTCGGACTTCCGCATTTCGGAGAAATGCTTGCAGCTAAAGCGTCGTATTTCGTAGGTCGGACTTTAATTTCGCATTTCGGAGAAATGCTTGCAGCTAAAGCGTCGCATTTCGTAGGTCGGACTTT